TAAGCGGAACTGGTGTATTACAAGGCAAAGCATTTTTAACAACTGCCGAAAAAGCATATGCTCGTCTTGAAATTTGTAAAACTTGCGAATTCTTTAAAGACTCAAGATGTCTCAAGTGTGGCTGTTTTATGGAGAAAAAGGCGCACGTTGAATTGGCAACTTGCCCAATAAACAAATGGGGACCAGAACTGCAAGTGATGCTTACACAAGCGCAAATGGATAGTTATGCGCCCGCCGCTTTAGAAATTGATTTGTCAAAACTGTCGGCGGAAGACGCGGCGGAAATGAAAACGCTTGCAGAAGATGCCTTACAAAAAAATAAAGGAATGTTTGTTCATAAATCAATGAACTATAGGGCTCAATATAAATCCGGAAATTCTGGTGAATATAAAATATTCACTAGTTCTCCAAGTGGCAAACAACGATCTATTACGAGTCATATGACAGAAGAACAAAGAAAAGCGTTATATGATATGGCGCAACAAATGAAAGATCCAAGCGGGCCAAAAACGTTTATTTATAATGGTACAGAATATAGAGTAACCATGATTGATGACAAAAGAGTTTCACTTGGTTTAGCGTCGAATCCATCGCCAAAATTGAATACATAGCATCATAAGGCATATTATAATAATATAATATACTCTGTGGTGTATATTTATATAAAAAGATATGCCCTCTGATATTCTTATAATTCCAAATAGAAGTTCTACAACTGCTGCTCCTGTTATACAATTCAGCGGCAGTCAGGCTAATACAATAAGATTAGAAGTATTAACTTCAGGCAGTATTGCGTTTCTTGGTAATTCAGGAAGTTTGTTTAGCATATCAGACAATCTTTCTGGCAGCTTGATGGCAGTAAGTGATATTTCTGGATTGCCTATTTTAGAAGTATTCAGCGATGACAGAGTAGTAATGGGACGATATAATACAAATGCTCTGGTTGTTACTGGCAGCAGCGTTGGTGTAAGAAAATCTCCATTACATAATGCCGCGTTGGATATAAGTGGTAGTGTATTTATAACAGGCTCGTTAAATATGACCGGCGATCTAAACGTACCAAATGTAGTTGCAAACAATGTATTACATCCATTTTTATTTATAACGTTTTTATAAAACAATACATTTATATATATAGACAAACATTATGCCAACAACATACAGAATACTAGGTCAAGTTATACCAGGCAATACACTCACTAATTTATATGTACCCGGCGTAAGTCCAGTAACATCGAGTGTAGTTTCAAGTATTATAATTTCTAATACAGGTAGCGCGGACAGACTGTTTAGTATTTTTGTTGCTTCATCTCCAACACTCACCGGATCTATTTCATTTAATACCCCAGTGCTTGCATACGACTCTGTTGTGCTTAGTGCCGGTTTGACTCTTGGACCGGGAAACGTAATACGTGTTTCTGCGAGCGGAAGTGGAACAGGGTTTGGAGACGTTATCTTTACTGCGTTTGGTACAGAAATCACATAATATTTTTTGGTTATGTCTACGAGACTTATAGACCGTAGAGCTAGTCAGAAGAAAGTTGGCTCTGTACCAAAAAAGGTATTAATTTCTGCTGGTGGTGGGAGGACATTCATAAGCGGGAGTTTCAAGTATCACGTTTTTACATCCACAGAATCATTCAAAATTTTTTACAAAAAAACAGGAAGTTTATTTTTTGATTATCTTGTTGTCGGCGGTGGTCAAACGGGAACCAGTGGCAGCAATGGAGAATATAACGGGGGACAAGGGGGCAGTGGCGGAAATGGTGGATCCGGTTCTTATAAAACAGCAACGTCGCAAAGTTTTAATTTATTCAACTTAGATGTGCCATATACTGTAACCGTCGGGGGTGCTGGTTCACATTCTACAATTGCTACAAATTCTACTACGATTACAAGCGCCGGTGGAGTATCACGAACAGGTGGTACTGGCGGAAATGGAGAAACTAGTAATCCAACATGTACAGTTGAGGAAATCTGTGACCCTGAGTGTTCCTGCCCATCAGACTGTTATCAATGTGCGGGAGATCCTGGCAGTAACGGATCAAATGGACAACTTCCTTTTTCTGGTAGTATAATTTTTGGTGGACCGTCGAGTTCTTATGCGGCTGGTGGTGGTGGAGGCGGTGGTGCTGGTGGAAACACCGGAGGTGCCACCGGAGGTTCATCATCAAGGGGAATTGGTGGAACGGGCGGAGATCCCGGTAGCGCGGGTGCTAATGGTTTACCAAATAGCGGAGACGGAGGATGTGGGGGCGGCGGTGGAGATCCGTGTTGTAATAATACCGGACCTTGTACCGCCGATAACATTTGTAATACCACTAAATTTGGCGGGGCACCGGGATTGGGTGGTAGCGGAATAGTTTATATCAGATATTTATTTGAGCAATAATTTTATATGCCATACAGTTTATCAAGCAGACGTTCTAGCCAAAACATAGTTTTTCAACCAAGAAAAAAGTTGTTGGTATCTGCTGTTGGTGGAGAAGTTTTTATAAACGGAGATTACAAACATCATGTTTTTAAATCAACGGATTCGTTTAGATTATTTTTTAGAGCTACTGGATCAACTTTTAACTATTTGGTAGTTGCCGGTGCATCGAACGGATTTGCTGGTAGTGGTGGGCAAGGGGGTAATGGGGGATCTGGTTCGTACAGATCTGCCGTGGGAGAGAATCTTAATAGATTTAATCTGCACGCAGGATATACCGTAACTGTTGGTGGAGCGGGGTCGCATTCTACAATTGCAACAAATTCTACATCAATAAGCAGCGCGGGGTCTGTTATTGGCGGCGCTGGTTTTGGTGGATCACCTGACACATCAAGTCCGGGTTGTACGGGGGACGTTGTAATCGAAGATATATGTTGTTGTTATGATTCTAATAATGACGGTGTAACTTGTTGCGATGCGAATCAATGCGATCCTAGCGAAGATCCGGGCTGTTGCTGTGATCGAGGAGATCTCTGTGGACAGACCGCTGTATGCACAACAAACTGTGAGCAGTGTGGTGGAGATGTCGCAACAGCTGGTGGACAAGGAGGCGGAGGGGTGGCAGATCCAACCCTTGTGTTTGGTGGACCATATGGTGGACCAACATATACAAATTTTGCTTATGGACAAGGAGGAGGTGGTGGTGGAGGTGGTGGATATAGCGGTGGTGGAGGTGCTCCAAACGGAGGCAACGGCGGCTATCCTGTCAGTAATGGAGGAAACGGTCAAGCAAACAGCGGAGTAGGCGGTGGTGGTGGTGGTGGGCGTGAAGACGGAGAGTATTGTAATAATATTACCGAATGTATTGCTGGCATGTCTTCCGGTCCCAGTGATGCAACGCCGGGTACCGGAGGTACCGGTGGCAGTGGAATAGTTTTTATCGTATACAAATTTCAGGAGTAAAAATATTATGGCACATTTTGCAGAAATATCGGGCAGTGTATTCATATCTCAAATAACAGGTTCTAATGCATCATTGTTTACACCAATATCTGGTGCTTATGTGGTGCGTACTCTTGTTGTTGCTGATGAGCGTGAATCTTACGGTGAAGAATTTTTAAGTTCTACACTTGGACTTGGCGGTACATGGATAAAAACAAGTTATAATACTCGCAGAGGTGTGCATGTTAACGACGGCATTCCTTTGCGAAAAAATTATGCAGATGCCGGATTTATATACGATTATAATCGCGATGCTTTTATACCTCCGATGCCAACGCCTCCTCCACTTGGAAGTGGGTCGCTTGTATTCAGTGAATCTCAATGCTGGTGGTATGTTGAGCCTTCTGGTAGCATATATTCGGGTAGCATAGACTAAAGTATTTTTATTTATTATAACTTTACATTCATATATATACAAATAAACTGTTATAAAACATTATGGAATTAAATCAACCAAACACACAACAATCCGCACCAACTGGTCCAAGAGTATTTGATGCGGCAGAACTACAAGAACTAACTGCTATTCGTGAAGCATATGAACAAGCTACTGTTTCGCTTGGTCAATTGGAAATGCAAAAGCGCGAATTAATCAAAACCGAAAAGCGAGTTAACGAGCGACTAACTGCTATAGAAGCACAAGAAAAAGTATTCTTGGATAAGATTGTAGCAAAGTATGGCGAAGGTACATTTGATATTAACACAGGAATATTCACGCCAAAATCTCAATAATAGAGATATTTATTATAATAGACAAAATCCTCCATATTAGTGGAGGATTTTTTATTGTTTGAAAAATTAGAGCCATATTTATATTTACAACTTTTTATATAGGAGTTAAAAAACTATGGCAATCGAACAAAATGGAACATATAGCCCTTCAGAACGAATCGTTTCGCCTGGTGTATTCACCAGAGAAGTAGATCAATCGTTTCTTGCACAGGGTGTAGCATCAATCGGCGGTGTGGTAGTAGCCCCATTCCCAAAAGGACCGGGTTTTTCACCAACCGTGATTACCAGTGAAGGTGACTTGAGCACCATCTTTGGTGACGCGGACGGCACACTATACGGCCCAATCACAGCTCAACAATATCTTCGTCAGCAAGGACAAGTCACAGTTGTCCGCGTTGGCGGGCTCGCTGGATATAATCAAAAGAAAGCATTGTTGGTTACTGCAATACCTGGTCAATATGCACGCTTTGCAGAGACATCGTCCGCATCAGGTTCTCTGTTGGATGCAACGTTGTTTCCAAATTCCACAAATAACGGTATATTTAAGATTACCGGTAGTGTAAGCGTTACGTTTGATGAAGGATTTTATGCTGGAGAAACTCTGGAACTTGGTACATTCCAACTTGCAACAACTAATAATACAACTGTAACTGCTTCCGATGGTTGCTTGGTTACTTTCACCGCCAATGCACCAGTAATTATTACTGGCAGCAGTCCTTGGAATGGAACCGCAATATTCCCTCTTACAATTCGTAGAGTAGCTGGCGCGTGTGATTTTGAATTGGAAGTTGAAGGTGAGTTTTATGGGTCATACGGCGCATTCAATCCAGCTTCATTTACTCCAACTCCTGGATTGACAGAAGATGGTTGTGGAAGTGCTTCATACGCATCCGGCAGTGACAGCGTTGTATTGGCTGTACTGGCCAACACTGCATATGATCGTGGCCAAAACCTATATGGATTCAGCGGATCTTTGCTATCAACATCGTCCGTCGCCTCTGTCACCGCCGACTTCTCTTTGGCGTTAAACACTATCTATACAGATGGAAGTGGAAATACGGCAAGTTCTTCTTATGGTACATATCAGTTCTCTTTGGACGAAGAATCAAACAAATATATTACAAACGTGTTTGGTACCGATCCAAAAGCTGGCTATGTTCCTGTTGCTGCCGGTCAAAAGATTGAAGCAGCTTACACTTACAAGAATTTCAAGAATCGTACCAAAACAGTTGTAAATCAAATGCTTACTTCTGGTAGCTGGAAAATTACTGTTTCCACACGCGATGCGCTTGAATTTCAAGATGGAATAGAACCTTCGGAAGGTACTTCTACATTTGACTTAACAAATGCATATACGCCATTCATTCGTTCTCAATTGATTGCTGCATTCACTGGCAGCGGAGTATCTTCAAGTGCCGCATACGATCTATTTAAGGTACACACCTTGACAGACGGAACTGCTGCAAATACATCATACAAAGTCGAAATATCAAACGTAAAATCTCCAGGTTCTGTACCAGGATCTTCATACGGTTCATTCACATTGGCTGTTCGCAGCTATAGTGATACGGATTCGAGACCAGTATATCTGGAACGTTTTGATAATCTGAACTTGGATGTCAATAGTTCAAATTATATTGCTCGTCGTATTGGCGATACATACAACTATATCGACTTCAACGGCAAGGTACTAGAATTCGGCGACTTCCCACAGAAGAGTAAGTACGTTCGCATTGAAATGGCGACGGCTCCATGGCCTGTGGACTCAATTCCATACGGGTTTGGTCCATATGCTACACCAATTGGCGGAGATTATGCTCGCTTGGGCAAGATTCCTGCAATGCAATATTGTTCTGCTTCGGCATACTTATTGCAACCTGGAAGATATGCTTCTGGCGTTGTATTCCATCCAGCACCATCGCAAGCTGATGACGCTCTTGCAGCATTATATCCAAATGGTTCCAGTATTGGACCAGAACTAGACAACAAGCAATATTTTGCTCCAGTACCACAAGGTGCTGCCGCTGGTGCCAACGTTGCGTTTGACCTAGAAACATTCTGTGGAGTATCTCCGTTGTATGTTGCTTCTCAAGAAAACACAAACGTTAAGAAACGTCGTTTTGTTCTAGGGTTCCAAGGTGGATTTGATGGACAATCGCCATCGGTTCCAGTATTGATTGGTAATGACATATTGCCAACAAATCAACAAGGATTGGATTGTTCAACTACAACAAGCCGTGGAACGTATGCTTATAAACAGGCAATTGCTGCTCTAAGCAATGCGGATGAGTTTGATTTTAACCTCATCACTGTTCCTGGTATTAATTATGAAGATCACGCATACGTAGCAACTTCTATTGTAGATATGTGCGAACGTCGCGGTGATTCATTCTATATCATGGATATTGCCCCAAATCAAACCGCTGGCGCATCCGCGATCCAAAACGTAGTTGATATGGCCGGTCAGTTTGATACAAACTATGCCGCGACCTATTATCCTTGGGTTAAAGTCACTGAACCAAACAGTAACAAAATAATGGCCGTTCCTCCTTCGGTTGTTATGATGAGTGTTTATGCTGCAAACGATAAAGTTGCTGCCGAATGGTTTGCTCCAGCCGGTCTAAACCGTGGTGGAATTCCAACCGCCGTGTCCGTAGCTGACAGATTGACACACACTGAACGTGACACTCTATACGAAGGTCACGTAAACCCAATTGCCGCATTTCCTGGCCAAGGTGTTGTGGCTTGGGGTCAGAAGACACTACAACGTAATCCAAGTGCCTTGGATCGCGTAAATGTTCGCCGTCTATTGATCGCGTTGAAGAAGTTCATTGCTTCTTCTTCAAGATTCCTAGTATTTGAACAGAACGTAGCAACAACCCGCCAGCGCTTCTTAAACATCGTAAATCCATATTTGGAAAGTGTACAGCAGCGTTCAGGCGTATATGCCTTCAAGGTTGTTATGGATGACAGCAACAATACACCTGATCTAGTTGACCGTGGTATATTGTATGGTCAGATCTATATTCAGCCAACACGCACCGCCGAAATGATCGTATTGGACTTCAATGTACTACCAACAGGTGCTACATTTCCAGGAGCCTAATATATAAAAAGTTAAAGTCAAAAGCCCACTCGAAAGAGTGGGCTTTTTTATTGCTATTTGATGGATATCTACTATATTTATAAAATATGCATATACTACTAAAAACTTTATTAAAAGAAGTACAAGAAGATTCTCCGCTAAAATATCAATTTTATTGTGATATGGACGGAGTTCTTGTAAATCTTGATAAAGGATTCAGAGCAGTTTCTGGCGGATTATCTCCCCAAGAGTATGAAGCAAAAAATGGCAAAAATACTTTTTGGAAAGTAGTAAATAAAAATCCTAATTTCTGGCTTGAGTTGGAACCATTACCAGATGCCAAAGTTTTATGGGATTATATTCATGATACATTTAAAACTCCTCCTGCGGTTATATTGAGTGCTGGGCAAGGAAATAGAATAAAAGAACAGAAAACTGCGTGGATACGTAAGCATATAGACCCCAGTGTTCAAGTTATTATTGCGGCGTCGGGAGTACAAAAGCCACAATATATTATTGATAGAGCAAATGTCAGACTTACTCATATACTACTTGATGATACAGACAAGAATATAACTGCTTGGGAAAATTCCGGTCAAAATAGAATTGCTATTTTACATAAAGATGCGGCGAGTAGCATAAATAAAATCAAGCAAATTGTATCTGTATGAATCACGTTTCTCTAAAATCTCTTTTGCTAAAAGAACAATTTCATGTATCTGATATGGTTGTGTTAGAAAAAGCTTGCAAGGCTTTTGCGGACACTCTAATAAAAAACAACATTGTAGCACATTATCACAAAGACCTCACAGCGGCAGATACTCCTATATCTCAATATTCAGAAGATATAGCAGAAGTTGTTCGCAATGAAGTAATCAAATGGATGGATGTAGCAAACAGACGAGGTGGCAGATGAATTATCCTTTATACAACGACAAACTTGCTCCTATATGGAACATCAATGAAGATGGCGCGAGACTTGATGACGAAGTAAGAAAATCACTTATCAAGATTGCGATGGACTTTGTGCAGGACTTAAAAAAGAACCAAGATATAAACATCAAAATAGAAGATATACTTCTTATTGGTTCTATCACAAACTACAACTGGACGCCATATTCAGATATTGATCTACATATATCAACTGATTTTTCCAAACTCGATATGACCAAAGAGCAAGCACAGGCTATGTTTGATGCGATTAAAGCCGGTTGGAATAACAAGCACGACATTGTGATGAAAAACTTTGATGTTGAGTTATATGTTGAAGATATAGGCGCAGAACAAGTGTCTGCGTCAAAGTACAGTGTTCTGAGAAACGAATGGATAAAAGAACCAAAGAAAGAAAGTCCAAACTTCAATAAGGCTCTTATAAAAAAGAAGTATAAGGAGTATAAGAACAAGATTGACAGTCTATCTAAAGGAGGCAGCGAAAAGCCACTTAAAGATCTGTTGGATAAGTTGTATAAGTTTCGCCAATCTGGTTTAGACAAAGGTGGTGAACTAAGTGAAGAAAACATTGTGTTCAAAATGCTGCGTGCCAAGGGATATCTTGATAAAATCAAAGACACTGTAGCAAGTATGTATGATGACAAGATGAGCGTGGATGAAAGTGAAAAAATCAACATTTCAGATATACACAAGTTAGCAGACAAAAAAGGAATCAAATGGGACAATGAACCAAGCTTTTTAAAGTTAACAAAGCGTATTACCGGTAAAGAACATTTGGATGATTTGGACCAACTTGGACTGAAGAAGATGATGGCTCACTTAGACAAGAAGATGGGTGTGGATGAAATCGCCATGAACAATAGTTATTATGAGAAGGATGTTCAAGACGCGGCAGATGATATATATGCGATTGCAAAAGCGTTAAAAGTATATCCAGATATTGAACCATATATCAAAAAGATATCATTAAAATACAAGAAGTATTCGGACGATGTGCATATAGACATCGCAAGGGCATTTTCAAAGCTTAGAAAACAACAAATAAAAACATCTTGACATAATATATCGGCGTGATAATATGTCGGTATGCTAAAGAATATCAAGTTTGCCCGGTTTGGTGGGCTTAGTTCAGTCAATCAAAAGGGATATGATTCGAACTGTGATGGCTATCATTCTCCTCCCGCCAAGCGTGGCTTTTATGCGTTTCTTTGGCCGTATTATGAGTTCTTTCTTCTCAGCGGTGGATTATGGACAAACTATCCTTGGTCAATAGGCACCAAGTTCATTTACTTAAAAGACGCCAAGGGTAATATCATTGACGAAAATCATCCTGATCATGAATACTTTTCCAGCACAGGAAAGTATTGGAGCATTCCCACCAAAGAATGGTATTTTCATCATAAGAAACATCCTGAATATGAAGACCCCGAATATGATGCTAAGTTGGAGGCACATTGTATTGATTGGGAAACAAATCACGGAGATAAGCCCAAGTGGGTGTTGGCTCAAAAGCCTTCGCCCAGAATCTTTGAGTACAAAGGAAATATCTGGCATCATTTGACCTGCTATCTTGGACCTTCTGGTGCACTGAAGCAGAAAGGCGGTTGGACTCTTTCGCCGTTTGACGAATACGCAAAAGCATTACAAAAAAACATGCACGCTGGTCGCAGGACACAGTGCGAATACAGTTCCAAAAAAGGACTACCGAAGTCCAACAAAAATCCTTATGTGGGAATATCCAAAGATCATTTGGAAGTTTTTATCGAGAAAATTTGATTCGTTGGTCTATATTTATAGTGTATATAAAAAGTGAGCATTATTGGAATACCTTGTTAAAAAAAAGTACCAAAAAATGCAGCATTTTATATTTTGTGCTATATTTATAAATAGAAAAAGAACACTTAACCAATAAAATACTATGGCAGAACTACTAGATCAGAATCAAATATTTTTTACGGCCTTCGAGCCAAAGGTGCAGAACCGTTTCGTTATGAATATTGACGGTATTCCTTCGTACCTAATCAAAGCCGCCGCTCGGCCATCTCTCACTGTAGGAACGATCACATTAGATCACATCAACTTGAAACGCAAACTCAAGGGTAAAAGTGAATGGCAAGATCTTTCTATTACATTATATGACCCAATTGTGCCATCCGGTGCACAGGCTGTAATGGAATGGGTGCGCCTTGCTCACGAATCTGTTACTGGTCGTAACGGGTATGCCGATATGTATAAAAAGGACGTACAAATTCAAGTTCTTGGTCCTGTCGGTGACATTGTTGAAAAGTGGGACATCAAAGGTGCATTTCCTACTTCGGTAAATTTCCAAAGCATGGATTGGGCAAACGCCGAAGCAATGACTATCGAAGTTACATTGTCGATGGATTACTGCATCCTCCAGTTCTAATATTATTATAGTGTTCTATACTAAACCCTCACTGTAAAAAGTGAGGGTTTTTTATTTTATCTTGACAAGTTTTGATCTACCCCCTATAACCCCGGATATGACCTGAGTGAAACACATTTCAATATACTTTTTTATAGTTAAGTTGATATTTATATATACCTAAAAAAATAATGACTAAAGCAGAACTAAGAAAAATAATAGTTGAGGCTGTTAAAAAGGCAAAAGCCAAGAACACTCGCACTGCTGCGTCATATATAACTTCACCAACAGAAACTAATCCAACATTGTATATTAATATAACTGTGTCTGGTTCTGATATGGATGAAACGGAAGATATGCGTGAAAAAATACTAAAAACGCTACAACAAGAGTTTAACATAAAACCAACTAAACAGGATTAATATTATGAATAAATCAGAACTTAAAAAAATTATACGTGAAGTAGTTGAAGAAGTCATGAAAGATGATTTTGCTCCACTTGGTGTAGCACAAGAATGGAGACTAGATGAAAAAGCTCCACCGGATTTTCCAAAGAAACTTCACGACAAACTGCTGAAACAGTATAAGGACGATGAAGGTAAAGCATATGCTACTATGTGGAAGATTTTTTATGCCAAGAAAGATGGTAATAAAAAGATAAATGAAATGTGGAAAGTATTTGAAAGTGATTATGAAGTAACAAAAACAACCAGTAAGATTGAAATTCCTACAATAAGTCCTGATATGTCCGATAAAGTGCACAGACAGTACATGGCCAATAAAAATAAAAAGAAACCATCGTTGGAAGATTTAGAAGATGAGGCGGATCGTAAAAGAGGATGGTCATTGGAAAGTAAAAATCAAAATCACGATGAAACTGATATGAATAATCCAGAAGAAAAACGTGAAGTTGAACTGGCCAAGAAAGCAAAAGCTGCTGCCGAAGAAATCTTAAAAATGCACGGAAAATAATGAATAAGTCTACACTCAAAGAAGTAATTCAAAATGTGGTTGCTCATAAACTGGCGGAAACCAACGGTGATGCGTCAAAGTATGGATATATTATTTCCGGAAAAGACACCAACGATCCGCACCTTCAGTTAATAGGTTATGGTAATATGCCAAAAAGTTATTGGCAAAAAAAACTTGACGGATACGCCGACGAGTTGAAGAAGAGAATTAAAGCCGAAGACTGGAATGCGGCGGTATACTTTATGAAGCAAAGTAGTGTATTCAATCTCGCAGTCAATATGATGAACGAAATATACGAAAAAGATCTTAATGAACTTGATACCACACTCGATTCATCTGCTGCTGAAACTGGATTGACTGACGCGGATAAAAAAGAACTAGCGAATCTAAAAGCTCAGAGTGACAAACTAACTGCTAATATTAAAAAAGTAGAAGGTGATATGGCTAAGTTACAACAAACTATTCAGCCAAAGATACAAAGAGCAGAACGCACAAAAGCAAAGTTGCAAAAACAGCAGTCGGATGTCATTCGTAAACAACAGTCTATACAAGATAGAGCTTGATATATTATGGACGATGTTGAGAAACAACTTCTAGAGATTGAAGAGAACCTGCATAAATGGTTTAAAGAGAAATGGGTAAGATTTGGTCCAGACGGTAAGATACGTGGTCAATGTGCCAGAGAAAAATCAAGCGAAGGTAAACCAAAGTGTCGTCCACTAAAGTCTGCACAGGCAATGGGAAAGAAGGGTAGAGCAAAAGCGGCACGCAGAAAACGTCGAGAAGACCCAAATCCAGATAGAAGTGGTAAAGCAAAAAATGTAAAAACAGAATCCGACCGGATGGATGAACTAAAATGTTGGAAAGGGTATACCAGAGTACAGGGCGTACCTGCTGGTGCACCAGGAAGTTGTAAAAAGAAAACAGAGGAATCTATAAAAGAATCTTCCAATTTGTCTATTGAACAACTGGCAACCATTAGCGATGAAGCACTGGATCAAGCATATGGATATGGTCGCAGTACGCCGGGTAATACTTTTGGGTGGCAGGCTAATATAATGTCTGCAACATATGCTAAAGAAGTAATTGATATGGGTATTACTGACATTGAAAAAATTGCGAATGCTATTCACAAAGGATGGAATGTCACGGCAAAAAAGTTCGTTGAAAATCCAGATCAATTTGACGATACTGAAAAACTACGTCAGTCTGGTAAACTGGATAGTAAGGTACAACAAAGAAAAAAATTGATGAATATTGACTACAACCAACTAAACGATGCCGAAAAAGAAAAGGATCGTGTTGTAGCGAGTGCGTTGCTTCAAGCATTGACTCAAACTATAACAGAGGAATCTACTATGGATAATATAACAGAAAATCATATGTGCCCTATTTGTGGCGGAGAACTTGTGTCAGAACTATTGATGAATGAAAAGAAAGATGCTTGTTATTACAAGGTCAAATCAAGATACAAGGTATGGCCGAGCGCATATGCTTCTGGTGCATTAGTAAAATGCCGTAAAAAAGGAGCAAAGAACTGGGGAACTAAGTCGGAACAAATAGAGCAACTGGAAGAGCAACTTTATAAAGATTATAACAAAAAAGATATTGACAATATTCTCGACGGAATTCAATACTTGTTGGATGTAATTGGATTAGAACAAACGGTAGGTGCATTTGCTGACGGAAGTAATGCAGCAATCAGTTTGTTCAGAGCAGCTTTGGCCGACGAAAAAGATGAAACTAAAAAACATCTACTAAATGCAGCGATAAGTTCTGTGTCGGTAATACCGTTTGGAGATATTGCAAAAATAATAAAATTGCGCGTATTAAAAAAACCGGCAGTGAAAATGTTTCAATTTGTTAAAAAATATTTGCAAGCACAAACACCTGATCGATCCGATTTTTCGTTAAATGAAAAATGGAGTGAAAAATACAAGCGTAGCATTGATTGCAGCCATCCAAAAGGATTCAGCCAAAAAGCACATTGCCAAGGAAGAAAAAAGAACGAGGAAACACTTATGAAAGAAGAACGACTAAAGAATATAATCAGAGAAATGATAGAAGAAATGTATAATGAACAAGACCAGATGCAAGATGAGTGCTTGGAATGTTATGAAGCTGCTATGGAAGAAGGTACCAACGAAGCTTATGAAGAATGCTATCGTAAGACCAACTGGGAAATGGTACCAGAAGGTGAAGAACATACTTGCGAAGGCGACGAGTTTTATGAGATTTATGGAGATATCAATGCTGACGCTAAGGGGAATCTAGAAGAAGCAGAGTATCGTGGCCGTAAAGTGAAACTTGGAAAGCCGATGAGAGGTGATGTAAAAAAATTCAAAGTGTTTGTTCGTAATCCAACAACCGGTAAAGTAAAGAAGGTAAATTTTGGCGACAAGAAGATGCGTATTAAAAAGAGCAATCCAAAACGTCGCAAGAGTTTCAGAGCACGTCATAATTGTGCAAATCCAGGACCACGCACAAAAGCACGCTACTGGAGTTGCAGAAAGTGGTAATATGGACAACTCACCGAAACATCTTTTCAAAATCGGCCAACTAGAAGCTAGTCTGCAAGATCTAGAACGCGATCCAAAAAAGAGAGAACAATATATCAAGAACATAATAGATACATCAACTAAAGCGGCAGAAGATTACGCCAGAAGAATTAACCTCAAAGAAAACACTATGAAAAAATCAGAACTAAAAACGTTGATAAAAGACATTATAAAAGAAATGCACGGAGACGACGAGCATTATGATATAGAAACATCAAAAGGAAAGTTCAGACTGATATGGCAAGATGATAGCGACAGGGATAGTACTGGAACACTATATTCGGCAGTCGGTCCAGACGGAAAATTATACAGCGTCGATTCTAACGACGCGAGTTTAGATGGCATTAAAAAGTGGATAGAAACTTCAAATAAAATACCTCACAACACTATGAAAAAATCAGAACTAAAAGAACTGCTCAAAGTAATCGCAGAAGAAGTGATTGCTATCAAAAAGTCAAAACTGGACGAAACAAAAGGATTGTCTGGCTTTAAGAAAGCAAAGGAGTCAACCGATCACACTGAAGCCGTTGCTGACTCAAAGTCATTAACTCCAACGTCAGAACCAAAAGAAAAGAAAGAAGGTAAAAAACTTCCCGTGGTTAAGAAACCAGCCAACCCACAAAAAGTTGGTAGTCTAAAGGAAGAAATACTGTCAATGATACGTGAAGAAATTGACGAAATGGCTCGCGTAAAAGGTGCGGTTGGTAACAAGTTTAAAGTAGAAGATCCAAACTCGCCAACAGGGTGGGCCGTTAAAGGACACAAGACAATACCAGATGGCACACCAACAGAGGCTCCAAAAGGTTCATATCAAAAAACAGGAACCAATCCAAATCTGGGTCGTCCAAAAACATCTCCGGTTGTATCAACTGGAACAGGATCACAGGCTGAAATTGTCAGAACAGAAGAAGCCGTCGCGGAATTTGTAAAGTATAATCCAAATGCAACAGAGCAGGAAGTTATTGACGCTATTGCTGAAAAAAATAGCGAAGAAACTCCGCTAAGTATGGATGCCAAGGTAATTCAGACCGCAATAGAAAAAGCAAAAGCGGACGCAGGAACAGAAACAGATACATCCGAACCAGATATTGCAAACCTTGCTGCATCTGAAAAAGCTGCCAAACAAGCAAAGATGAACCGGCTACGTCAATATCTGTTGAAGAAAAAAGGATTAAAATAATTAAAATATATAAATAACCTCCTCGTTCTGCCGCTTTTTAGCGGCAGAAACTTTTTATATATACAAAAACTAATTTTAGTTCATATATATGAATAAACAAACGTTATACTACATATGGATAATAATACAATACCTGTTACAAAGCAAAATACACAACCAGCAGCACCACAAGTAGCTCCACCTGTACAAGCAGAACAGAAGCTCGATTTTCCAACGGAATATATTGATTTGCCATCGGAGGGTTATTTTTATCCGCTTTCTTCTCCACTTAGTTCTGGTCGTATACAATTGAAGTATATGACTGCTCGTGAAGAAGATATTCTTACCAATCAAAATCTTATTAAGAAGGGTGTAGTATTGGATGAATTGTTAAAGGCATTGATTGTCACACCAAACGTTAAACTCGACGATATTCTTATAGGAGATAAAAATGCCATATTTGTAGCAGCCCGCAGACTTGCTTATGGAGATGAATATCCTGCAAAAATTACTTGTCCAAAGTGCGGTGAAGAAAACGAAGTAAAAATAAACTTGGCAGAATTGAAGTCTAAGGAGTTTGATTTTAGCAAATATACAAGGGGAGAAAATGCATTTTTGTTTGAGCTACCTGTCTCAAAAAAGACTGTAGTTTATAGACTATTGACCCACAAAGACGAAGGAGATATTGACGCAGAATTGAAAGGTCTTGCAAAAATATCAAAAGCAAATGCACCAGAAATGACAACCAGATTGAAATATAGTATTGTGTCTGTTGACGGAAGTAACGACAGGGGGGTGGTCAAAAAATTTGTAGATAACATGCTTGCTAAAGATAGTATATCACTGCGTAAACATATCCGAGAAAATACTCCCGACCTAGACATGACGTTTGATTTTACTTGCAGTGCCTGTGGGCATAACGAAAGGATGGCAATGCCACTGGGTGTTGACTTCTTTTGGCCTTCCACCTGAGTATAAGGTAAGTTTACACGAAGAGATATTTACGCTGTGTTATTACAGCAATGGGGCATTTAGTCACACTGAAGTATATGCTTTGCCTATACATTTACGTAGATTTTATATAAGAAAGCTTGTAGATACCAAAAAACAAGAGGCGGACCAGCACGAAAATGCCACTAAAGGTCCAAAATCGAGTGGGCCAAAGATAGATAGACCGGGAATACGTAGGTAAAAAGGGTGGTTATTATATATTTATATAAGATAACCTATTACATAAATGGCTGAAGAAAAAAAGAATGTTTCTATAGATCCTAAAGACGTGGATCGCGCAAAAGCGATGGCAGAGCTTTTTGAAAAAATAGAGGAAACAGTGGATAGAACTCGCGGCGTCACAAAACAAAAACAAGAACTGGCGGAACAAGAAACACGATCTACGGAAGAAATACTTGATTTAACAAAGAAAATTGAAACTAGAAAACAAAAAATTCTTCAGTTAGAAGGTAGTTTGGCGAAAGAACTTGGCGTATATCAAAAAATTCAAAAAAATATAGCAGAAAACGAAAGTAAACTGGCAAATTCTGAATATAAAAGTGATATTATAAAAGACCAAATAAAACAGCAAAATATAATGCTGGCTCAAAAGCAAGCACAATTTCAGCAAGAAATAGCTTCCGGAAAAATTACAGAAAGAACAGCAGCAGCCAGACGAAGAGAAATTGGTTCTATTAAAGATATAATTAAAGCAAAAGAGCGAGAAGGTAAGCAAGAAGAATATATACAATCTATATTAAATAAAAAAATTGCGGGTGGGTTAATAGCAGCAGGTCAACAAAAAATTTTAGTCGATCAAATTGAACATAAATTAAATTTAGAAAAGACAGGTCTTTATAATGACGAAAAAGCGTTAGCACTTCTAAAAAAGCAGCAAGAAGAACGCACGAAAACAAAAGATCTAAACGAACGCATAGCTCAAATTGGAAAATTTATTGAAAGTAACCTTTTGAGTGAATCCGTAGGATACGGAAAGATAAAAGGACTGGTGACAGATATTGCCAAGGGCGGACTAACCGCTTGGTTGGCACTCATAAAAGCATCTCTGGATCGTTGGAAAGAATTGGATAAAGCGGCGCTAAATTTCAGGCAAAACACGGGATTTTTGGTCAGTCAAACTAAAGAGTTAGACAAGGCCGTCAGAGAAGTTAATGTACAAATGGCAAATTTAGGCGTGACTATCGGAGATGCATATGCGGCAGCATCCGCGCTTACTAATGAATTCCAAGTTATTGGACTTGTAACAAAAGAAGCAATTGCAAATACTGCCATGATGGCCGCGAACCTTGGGTTGAATGTCCAAGACGCAGCAAAATTTAAAGGTTTATTTGAGTCTATTTCACAAGAAGCGGGAAGTTCTGGCGATTCGATGATAAAATCTGCCGCAGCATTGGCCGAAATGGGTGGAGTAGCACCGAGGGCAGTTCTAAATGATATGGCAAACGCATCGGAAGAAACTCTTGCCTTTCTTGCCAAGAGTCCTATGGCACTGATGCGTGCTACCGTAGAAGCGAGACGATTAGGAACCACAGTAAATTCGTTATCAAAATCTGCGAGAGGATTTCTTAATTATCAAGATTCTATTACGAGCGAACTGGAAGCTTCCGCGTTGATTGGAAAATCGCTCAATTTCCAAGAAGCCAGAGCAGCAGCATATGCTGGAGATGTAGTAAAGTCTAGAGAGCTTGCGCTTAAGCAGATCGAAAAAGCTGGAGACTTTACAGAATTAAATGTATATCAACAAGAAGCGCTCGCTAAAGCAGCCGGAATGACAACGGGCGAAATAATCAAACAACAAAATCAACAAAAACTTCTTGCAAAACTAGAGCAGACAAAACCAGAATTGTATAAAAAATACATGGAAATGCAGGAAAAAATAAAAGAAAACGAAAAAGCTGCTGCGGAGGATTTGGAAAAACAGGCGGAAGAAATGGCAAAACGGCAATTAATGCAATCTGAAATGAATAAACTGACCAGTGCATTTGATGCAATTTGGACAGATATATCAGATTCATTGCTTGCTATTGCAAATAATATAATGCCACCAATAATAATTGCAGCAAGATTATTAGGGGGGATATTTAAAATTATAGGTGCTGTAATTCGTGGGTTTTTGACTCCATTTGATAGAATCGGAAGTTCTTTAAGATCCGGTACAGACGGAGGATTGATGTTGGAAAAAGTGATGACTGCCATCTTGGGAGGAGTGCAAAGCATAGTTCCGTATGTAGAAAAACTCGCAGAAGTGGCAGGATATGCAGTTAATGCGTTTGCGTTCTTGGCAGTAATGATCGGAAAAGGAGCCGCTGGAGCAAAACCATTTGTGGCTATAGCTGAGTTTTTTGAAAAGATTGCTGAAAGGGTACGTACTTTTTCTAACGGTCTTAGTGGAATAGGGAAAGCATTTAAACCAATATTACAAGGAGTCGCAGGCTTTGTAAAATTTTTGGGAACATTTGCAAGATTCCTTGGACCAATTGGATTAATAATAAGTGCAATTCAATTGGTTGTTTCTTTGTGGAAACGATTTAGTAATTTGTTTGCGAGCGACGAATTTGTAAATGCGCGTTGGTATGAACGGATATGGCTTGGTATAAAAGCAATAGGAGGTGCCTTATATGATACATTAATACAACCTTTTGTAGATGTATACGATTGGATAAAAGAAAAATTGATGGGATCGTCTCCATCAGAAATAGGACTCGGAATAGTTGATGGAATAAAATCTATCGGAGGTATGTTATTGAGCGCACTTACTTGGCCATTTAGAACTGTAGTAAATTTTGTTTCTGGTATATTTGGCCTCGGAGGCACTTTGGGTACGATGATAGTAGATTCTGTAAAAAATATTGCCGGAACGGTATTTGACTTCTTGACCTGGCCACACCGAAAGCTCTGGGATTTTGTGTCGGAACTGTTCTCGGGGGGAGGATCGGGAATCCTAGGCACCATTCTTGGCGGAATTAAGTCTACAGCGGCGACCGTATACGACTTCTTGGCGTGGCCATTCCGGAGGATGTGGGATTTTGTCTTCGACTTGTTTTCGGGAGGAGGTAGTAGCATCGTGGGTACCATAGCCAACGGAGTCAAGTCCGTCGCCTCTACCGTGTACGACTTCTTGGCGTGGCCATTCCGGAGGATGTGGGATTTTGTCTTCGACTTGTTTTCGGGAGGAGACTCGGGAATATTGGGAAGTATTTTGGACGGACTCAAATCGGTCGGATCTTCTATTGTAGATATTTTAATTTCTCCGTTTAAAACTGTAATAAATTTCATATCTGGTATATTTGGTGGAGATGGTTCTATCGGAGAAACTATAATAAATGGAATAAAGAGTGTTATGGGTGGAGTATTTGACTTACTGGTCTCTCCGTTCAAAAATGCATTCGAAGTTATTAAAAAACTCCCCTTTGTAGGTAAATTGTTTGGGGGAGGAGACGCGACGGCCACCTTAAGCGCCGAAGCAAAAGCGGATGTAGAAAAGCAAGTTGCTATGGCAGTTGAAGTCAAGAATATCAATGAACTCAAAGAAACGGTGGACAAACTTACGGAAGCTATATCAAAACTTGGAGGTACGGCGGGCGGAGCATCTCCGGTTGTTAATGTAAACAATAATCAAAATGCAATGATTGAAAAATTAGATGAACTTATTGGTCTACTAAAAGATGGCGCAATCGCGGTTAATATGGACGGTATACAAGTTTCTAGAACACTGGCCAAGGTAACGTAATATTTATAACTTATGGAAGACAACACATTTTTAGCTCCATTAGCACCTTTACGACGAAGTACGCCTGCCGAAAATCTTATTTCGTTCCAACGGAACGAGCGTAACATATATAATAAGTTTAGTCCATATGATCAAGCGGGTGGAGACATAGGACCAGATCAACCATATATATACACTAAACTTACTGACTCAAATTTTCAAAAAAGTTTAACGAGATACGACACACCGGCATTTCCCGTAGGTTCTACGGTCAGAGATGTTATAAGAATGACAAAATTTTCTGTTAGCGGTACTGGATTATTATACACAGGAAAACAACTTTTACTTCAACAGCAAAATGCATTTAATGAAACTAGAGTATATAATCCGTTAAGTTTGCTAAAAGCAACAGCCCGTCCCGGTGCACTTGGATTAATTGATTATCCGCAAAGACATTTAGAGACAAGCGGTGGTCTATTGAATTTTTTCAAAGACGCACTACTTAGTACACTGGGAATGCAGTCGAAAAATACTACAAACGCGCCGATAGAAGGAACGGCGACGGGCACGCAAGGAAGTTTGGCATATTCTACGTATGCAAACAAACGGGGCGGAGCCAGAGCCGGATTATTACGGTACAAAACTGGAACTTTGTCTTTGTCCACTTTTGATACATTTTGGGTAAACAGTAACAATTCTACTGGTGCTGGCGGAGGATTTTTAGCAAATTTGGGGAGAGGATTAATAAATAGACTTCGTAGTTTAATACCTAGTACAAATCCCATGGGAGCATTTGGAGGAAGTCCAGGAACTAAATGGGAATTTAGACCAGAATATCCTACCGGACTTGAAGGAATATATTACAAATTTTTACAAGATGGAAACGGGTTTATGACCGTAAAAACAGTCGCAACTTCGGAATTTTATAACGGAAAAATACAAAATACAAATCCAGAAGACAAACGGGTAACAAAATTTCATAAATATTACCCAGAATATCAGACAAAGGTTAGTCCAGCGGCAAGCGAAGTACAAGATAATTCATATGCGGACAAAACAGACATAGTTCAAAAAACTGTCGGATTTTCTGGAAACAATATAATAACAAAATATGAAAAAATGTTTTCGGCATTAGAATCCTTTAACGCCAGTGATCCAGTTCAACTTAGAACATCAGCCGAACGATATAATCGCCTTGTAGATCAAAACAACAATGCACTACCGGTATATAACGATATACCTGGTACATCTCGCGATGTTTCATTTTCTACTGTATCGGAAGGTCCATTCGTAAAATACATAAGAGAAAAAGGCGAAGTACAATATGGATTTACTATGGACAACCGTGGATTCGCAAAAGCAGCAAGAAAAATAAAAGACGTAGGAGCTGCGGATGAATACAACAAACTAACCCCATATGATTCGGGGTATGGATTGAAACAAAAAAGAGGAACTTTGCCAGACAACATAAAAGGATACTCAGAGAACCAATCGAAGGACATTATATTCTTTTATTTTTATGATTTAATCCACGAAACGTATATTCCATTCAGAGCAACGCTTGGTAGTATACAAGACAATAATACTGCTGATTGGGAGGATATTAAGTATATGGGTCGTGCAGATAAACTTTTTGTGTATAAGGGGTTTAGCAGAGATGTGAGTTTTAATTTCAGAGTATATGCAAATAGTATATACGAACTAGTTCCTAACTGGGAAAGAGTTAATTATTTGGTAGGATTAACGAGACCGAGTAAGTATACAGATAGAGCATTTCAAACAGCCGAACAAGACGGTGGATTTACTGGAGAAGACACGAATTCTACCGGAAGAGAAAGTGGATTTATATATCCTCCGATGATAGAATTCAGAATTGGCGATTTATATGTGGACCAACCTGCCGTATTAAGAAATGTTGGTGTGACAGTTCCAGACGACGCGCACTGGGAAACTTTACGAGCAGAAGATTATACATATATTTATGGAGCAAGTGACGAAAAAGTTATAAAGCAGATAAAGGGGAAATCGAGACAACTTCCAACAATAATTGACGTGTCGGTGCAATTGGGTATGATCGAGAAAGCACAATCTAAAACTAAAAATTATCATTTTGGTCCAAATGTAGAAGAAGGATGGAAAAACTTATAATTTACTATGAATAGATACGTTCAAAATGAAACAAATGTTTTTAGGCGATACGATGGTAAGCGGGTATTTAGAACAACTAGATATCCAAAAATACCAATAGCTTCAAATGATATTTATATTGTAGCAAATGAAACCGATTATCTCGATAGTTTGGCTTACAAATTTTATAAAGATAGTACTTTATGGTGGATCATTGCGCAGGCAAATGGTATAAAAGCGACATTAAAAGCACCTAACGGACAACAACTGAGAATTCCACAAGATATAGAAAATATAATTTTAAATTTTAGAAGAGAAAATAATATATAATTGTTATGAGTAATATAACTGTAGTACCGTGGGGATTACATCCATTATCACCTTGGGTGTTTGAGGAACTTAAAAATAGGGCAAAAGAATATGGTCAAAATCCGTCGCCCACCGAAAATAGTCCATATAGTGGACCAAGAACTGCTTGGGTTAGATTTTTTTCAAACGGAAAATCGACACTCCCCACAGCAGAGGGAAAGGATGGATTTGTTTTAGGCGGAACATATGGATTTAACGAAAGCTACGGATTTAATCAAAATGGAAAAATAACAATCGGAGTGGACGCAAAAGGATATCCCCACGAGATAGAAAAAGAAAATTCGGTGAGCTTGGCAATAAACCGAGCTGGTCAAGCTACTAGAACAGACTTTGCATATCGTCCACCACCAAACGTAGAATCTGTGTCTTGCGAATTAAATGGGTCAAACTCAAGTTTTCCAAATTTATGCAGAAAGATTACAATAAATTGGAAATGCTATTCTCTCGCACAACTTAATTATCTGATTCCATATTTCTTAACTCCGAGAATAACTTGCTTAGTTGAATGGGGATGGAATAATTATGATCGTATATCTTTGGTAGATTTGTCCGATAGGGATTGGATAAACCGCATGTTTGTTGATCCAAGTTACACACTAGAGTATCTTAAAAAATCAAAAGGAAATTATGATGCCGGTCTTGGATTTATTGTGGATTTTGGGTACAAAATGAATGATTATGGTGGATATGATTGTCATACTACACTGATAAATGCAAATAAGCTTTTAGAGGGAGAACAGATTGCAACTAAGGAAGTTACAATCAAGAAAGGATCAGATTATTTGTCGGTACAAAGTTTTTATTCTTTTGCTAAAGAAAATATGAAAAACATAGATTCTAATGAAGAACAATACAAACAAATAAGACAAGATTTGAGAATTGGAAAACGATCATATGAAACGATAGTTGATGATTATGGGCAAGAGGAGCGAGTAGAATTGGACGAGGTAAAAGATAATATTAGTGAAAGAGTATTTCGTATAACAAATGTTCCATCACAAAATAAAACAAAAAAACTTTGGCTGAGAATGGACTTGATTCAAGATATCATAAATGCATTTTTCAAGTTGAACATGACCGGAGAAAAATCGGCAGTAATACGCGAACTTGATATTATGGAGACGAGAATGTGTGGAAATCCTTTTCTAAAATCTTCTAACACCAACGTACTTGTTCCTAATAAATTTGCGCCAAGATTTGCATATGAATTATCAACGGACGTTGGTACAAATGAAGGATATCAGCCGGAAGATGGAATATACACCTCGCTGTTTCAAGAAAAAATACAAAATGTTGCAAAAGATTATTTTTTGGACAGTACAAATTTTGACAATTTGCAAGAAGCAATAAATCCAAAAGGAGAATCGTTTCCAGTATATAAGGATGATGAGTTAAAAGATGGAGATGGAAATACTGCACAAAAATTTAAATCGGGATATTGGGGATTTTTGAAAGACTTATTTGTGGACGAGGAATATTTTAGAAAGCTTGTATTGAAACACGATTCAATATTAAAATTGATAGAAGAACTTTTGCAGGGGATAAATCAAGCTTTGTGTCAAATATGCCAATTAAGACTTATACCTGCCGAATATGGAAACAGTAAATATTCTGTGTATGATGGCAATTTACCGGGTATATCAGCAAAAGTTGATGCAAGAAATTTACCAATTATAACTTTGGGAGCAATAGATTCCTCTTTTATAAAAGCTGCATCGTTTGACGTAAAAATGAGTTCCGAGATGATGAATCAGTTGGTGATGCAAAGTGCAAATCCAGAAAGAGATCCGGATGGTTCTACGCAGACCAAGAATGTTGCGGCAAATCCAATCGTTAGTAGATACTCTAATGGAGACAGGTTATATGAAAAGGGAATAATAAAAACCGTAGTTGTAGCAGAAAATACTCCAAAATTGACACAACGAGAACGGGATAGAGCAGCAAGAGAAAGAACGGCAGCAGCTAAAAGACAACTGAGGGAGCAAGATAGAAAATTGCAGTCTAGAAGTGATAAGAATAGTAGTACGTTTGTTATATATTACAAACAAGACCCAAATAATCCGGGAAAAAATTTAAGATATTTTATATGTGAAAAAGATGCGAGTTTTTTGAACTATATATTAAAACTTCCCAACAAAAACTCTCCATATTTAAACAATGCAATAATGCCAGGAACTACACTGACTTTGGAATTGCCGGGAATATCGGGTATAAATTATCTTTCTCAGTTTTTGATAGACCACGCACCAGAACCATATAATTTTGAAAATGCAGTGTGGCAAATTACCGACGTAAAGCAGAATATAGAAGACAAAAATTGGACGACTACACTCACCGCACAAGTAAGACCGTTGACGACATTATGATATACAACGAAACATTATCTTCTCAGTATGGATCATTTGCAGACATCGGTAATGCAACAAACATTGTAATATCTAAGCCTACACCTTCTGCGCAGGATTATGAAAGTGGATATATAACTAGGATTTTTATTAAAAAAATAAATGAAAATATTATACACGAAATACCGTATGTAACCCGAAATAATATTAATATAAATTTGTATAAGAGCGTGCAAGTAAGGTGGAAAATTACTGGACCGCGAAACAATATATACAAAGGCAACATTCTTGACAAAGCGGGCGTCATTGATCAAAATACTTTTGAAATAGATAGAATAAAAAAAGAAGAAGGCGTGGATTTATCTTCTGTGTTGGCAAACAAACTCGAATACTGGAGAGGCAACTAAAATAAGTTGACATTGTTCGCAGATATGCCATATTGCTCATGTGCATATTGTAGAAACAACCGAAGACTATAACAACCTGTGTTCAATCATAAACTCTGAACACGTTTATATCAGTGCTGTTTGTTTGGATAACCAAAAGCATGTGTCCAACAACAACATATCACTATTATTCTTCTACTTTTATGTCAGCGACGACTATTGGTGTTTGCCTATAGATCACAACGAGTGTATCTGCTTGGATAATATTCTTGAGAACATCAAGGTTGTATTGCGTAATGCCAAGTTTCATAACAAGATAGTTTCAGACAAGAAGAACATTGTTCAGTTGTTTGGCGAGGATTATAACTTCATAGACATAGATGTGTTTAGATTTCTTGAGAATGGCCAACTGCCATCTGAAGTTGAAACGACCAACTCGCATAGTTTCATTGATTTTCATTTTAAGAATATGTTTGATCTGAACAAGTGCGTGCCGGTATATAAGCACGCCAAAGTATTCACCAATAATGTTCAGATGATAAAGAACATATACTTGTCTAATATTCGCGAGAAGGGATTTGTATTCACCAACAATGTTATGACTGACTTGTTTGCCAAGTTAGAGTCAAATGGGTTGTGCGTGAATGAAGATTTTACTGATATTTTCGGCGAGGAACAAAATCGCCATATCAAGAACAATCTTGTATTCTCTCAATACAACCTGCTTACATCAACTGGCAGACCTTCTAATAGATTTGGCGGCGTAAACTATGCTGCTCTAAACAAAAATGATGGCAGCAGAAACTGCTTTGTAAGCAGATATGGCGACGATGGTATGCTTGTGATGATGGACTATAATGCGTTTCATCCTCGTCTTATTGCTCATCTATCCAACTTCCAAATGGACGCTGCTGAAAATCCATATGCATATCTATCCAAGTATTATTTCAACAAGTCCAATATAACCGACGAAGATATTGCCGTCGCTAAAGGATTCACATTTACACAGATATATGGCGGCATTGATAAGAAATGGATACATATTCCATATCTAAAGAAGGTCCAAGAATATATTGACCATCGTTGGAAGTTCTTTGAGGAAAATGGATATATAGAAACGCCAAAGTATGGCAGAAAAATCAAACATTGTCATATTCAAGACCCCACTCCCAATAAACTATTCAACTATATACTACAGGCATTTGAGACAGAAATGGCAGTAGATGTGCTTGGCGAACTAATGAACTATCTAAATGATAAACAAACCAAGCCTGTGCTATATACATACGATAGTATCTTGTTTGATGCTCATAAAAGCGACAAGATGCCTGTTATAAAAAGAATAAAGAGCATAATGGAACGCGATAAGTTTCCGGTAAAAGTATATGCAGGCAAGAATTATGGTGATATGAAACAGATCTCTATATAATATTTATAATAAGCGTATATCTCATATATACGAATATTTATATATCATGGAAAAAAGTAAGATTATAGAGTATGTTCTCAATGAATGGGCGATGCGTTCGCCAGATGGTTTGGCGAGTGGACATGACACCCCAGAAAATATTTCTATATTAAATGAAATACTGGCAGAACGAGATGAGATCAACCCACTTGCTTCTAAATATTTTGAAAAGAAAGGAGGATTGTTAGTCGCAAAAAATCATCCGCTCTATCAAGACGGAACAAGCATAGAAATGATAAAGTCGGGGCAAGCGGCTAAAAAATGGCATAAAACTTTTGGCGCAAAGGCAAAATGGGATGTAAATTTTCTTACGCAAGAAAAAGGTTTTAATCAAAACTCCGCAGAAAAAATTATTGATGCATTGGATGAACTTTCTGCACAGAATAAAATGGATTTTCTTGAACACTTAGATAATGAAACGCCGGAAAGTGCCGTAAGTTATATAAACGAGAAAATAAAACAATCGGACTTCTTGAACTTTATGAAAGCATTGGACGGTGCAAGATCGTCGGCAAAAAAAGCAGATTCTACTGGTTCTGCGGGTCGTGGAGAATATATAATTGTATTGTTGATCAAAGACGCAAAAAGTGCAGGAACGAAGTCTGGTGATATTTTGCTACCCGATGGTAGAAAAATAGATGTAAAAGAAGGTTCTGACATTTTTAGAATAACCGTTGCAGCATTCGGTAAAGGAGGATTTGATAAAGTTCCCTACATACGAGCACTCACAGAACTCATGGAATATTGCAGGAAAGATGAATATCAGGAAGCATTGATTGATCTTTTAAAGGAATCTGGTGCAGAAGACGGTTTAGGCTCGTTAGGGAAGAAAAGAAGCGATTATACTGCAACCGAAGATTTTATAAAAAATCCTTCATTATTTAGTTTGGGAGTTTCTGTAATATATGGTTTAGAAACTTTACGACTATATGTAAGAGGACTTTCAGAAAAAGAATATGGAACGGTTACTGGTACCGAGAAGGTAGAATTTGATTTAGACGATAGCACAAAAGTTCTTAAATTGAAAGACCTTGATGCAGAGAATGAAAAAAAGATAAAAGAACCAGCACCAGAAGGATCAACGGTTCAAATAAAAGTATCTCCGATTGAAAAACAAGCAAGAAAAATGGAAATAATAATTCCACAAATAAAAAGACTTGAGTTTTTCAAATATCATCCGCAAGTTGATAAAGACATCTACGATCCAGTTAAAGTTGCGAGTGAAATGCTCAAGGCCGTATCCTCATCGGGAGGAAGTTATACTGGCGGAATTATTTTATACAAAGAAAATAACACATTTGAATATGAATCAAATCTAGAAAACTGGTTTGGAGACTGGATGTTTTATAGCTACGCACAGAGTGGACCGGTTCTCATCAAACGAAAAAGTAGTGGAGATGTACAATGAAAAACGAAATTGAAAAATTAATAGAAAACGTAATACTTGACTGCGAATCTGACGATAGAATATCGTCCGGAGTATTTGATATACACAACGCCGATCACTTGGCTGTTTTTGTAGAACGCTCTGTGCGATTTGGGTTGACCGAGGAAATAGCAGAAAATCTACTCGACACGGCAATGTTTGCCGAAGGAAAACATCCAGACCGCCAAGCTTATAACAAGGAAGGATGGTTGGTTACATTTCCATCTAAAGAATATCGCGACGCTGCAATAAAAAAAGGAACACACGCTATATCAGATCCAACTCATGGTAAGGGCGGTATGAATCTTTACTATAAACGCAAGGGAAAACAAAAAAGACAGACTGCACAGGCAACAACCTCCGTAGATCAACAAGTTAATACCGGTCAGACAGTAAAACAACCGGCATCAGTTGCGCAACCGATAAATCAAAAAACTGCACAAACAGGAACTCCCTCGGATGTTCCAAAAGATTCTAAGCCAAAGTCGCAAGCTCCCGAAGAAGATTTGGATGTAGATTCAAGAAGTGACGCGCTATTGAAATATGCCGCAAAAAAACTTGGACCTACTTATAAAGGAAAGTATTCACAAGAACCAAGTTCGGAAGCACCAGCCGCCCCCGCCGCACCAGCCTCAGCCGAAGCTCCCGCTATAGACGTTCCTGTAGTAACAACTCCACCCGAACAATACTCTTCTGTATCAAAGAAGTTTGCGGATAAAAAAGGATGGAAGTCCGAACCATATGGTGAATATAGAGATGCTGAAGGCAGCACTGTGGCTGTTGTTGGATTGAGTGGCGAAGTTGTGCCGATCAAGAGTGTTGACAGAGATGAATACAAAATCTTTGCAGAAAAGAACATGACATAATATGGCAGGAAGCAACGCACAACTTCTTTGCACTTTTGCAAAGTATAATACATATCAAAACGAAATAGATGCGTTGTCTGAGTATTACAACATACTTGAAAAGAAAGTGTATGTATTACAAAACGTCGCCAACAAAGACGAAATATTTCTTACATATAACGCCGAAAAAAACGGCAGTCAGTTTTATACCAACACCATTTCAGTTCATCGTAAAAAAGAACATAATATTATATACAGCATCAATGCTCTGAATGAACTTATCAAAGAGCAGAATAATGGTATAGTATCAAATACATTTCAGATAAACTGGGAACAATATAAGAACTCATTCATTACTGCCAGAGAAGGCAAAATAAAAGTCACGCCAACACGGTTGATGAAAATTTATCAGATAAGTTAAGCATAAACTTTCTTTAGTTTATAGTTATAGATACTTAACGAATGACTGATTAACGATTGAAAAAATAGCCAACGGCTTCTTATAGATTGACGATTATCATTTATTGAGTCATAGTATTCAACATTGACCGAGTTGAGTATTTTCAAATTGGTCAAAACACATTAACAATTAACGAATAAATAATTATGTCATTAGACCTTAACAAAATTAAGTCGCGTCTTGATTCGCTCAAGAGCACACAAAACAAGACCACCGCCGTGTGGAAGCCAACACCGGGCAAGAACGTAATCCGAATCGTTCCTTATGCTCACAATCCTGAAAATCCGTTCATTGAACTGCTTTTCCACTATAATATGAACGGTAAGACATATCTGTCTCCTGCTTCATTTGGTCGCCCCGATCCTATCGTTGAGTTTGCCAACAAGCTCAAGAAGAGCGGAGACAAGGAAGAGTGGAAGACTGGTCGCTCGCTTGAGCCCAAGCTTCGTACATATGTACCTGTTCTCGTTCGTGGAGCAGAGCACGAAGGTGTGAAGTTCTGGGGTATGGGCAAGCAGGTGTATCAGGAAATCTTGAGCATTATTGCTGATGCTGACTATGGCGATATTACTGATCTGCGTGCAGGTCGTGACATTGTCGTGGAGTTCAAGACTGCCGAAGAAACTGGCAAGAGCTTCCCCGAGACCACAATTCGCGTAAAGCCAAATCAGACTCCCGCGTTTGACCCTTCTGATGCCGCCATCAAGGAGAAGGTCAAGAACCAGAAGAACGTGACAGAACTGTTTCCGGAACTGTCTTACGAAGAACTGGCCGCTGTAATGGATACTTGGTTGAACTCTTCGCAGGAAGCTGCTGAAGATGGCGAGACTGTTTCCGCCACTGCTGCTACTACTGAAGCAGAACCTGCCGATGTTCCTGCACCAAAGAGTGCTACGACTAAAGCTGCGGTCAAGGCTCCTTCCAGCACCAAGGAAATTGCTGACGAATTCAACAATTTGTTCAACTCGTAAGTTGAACATAGTAGTAGAATAAATGATGAGAAGATGGTGCGCCAGATGGAGTACTGGCGCACCATTACTCAAACATACTATCATATATGAAAAAGAAAACTATTGAACACGAGATTGAATCGTCTCGCGATGAACTGGCAGAAGCATTGGCTGACTCCATCAATAAGAACAGCGACGGCAAAGTTGCTTTTTTCCTTGATGCAGAAGATGATCCTTCGCAAATTACTGACTGGGTTTCTACCGGAAATAGTCTCGTTGACTTGACTATTGCCAATCGACCAAATGGTGGATTGCCTGTAGGTAGAATTACTGAACTAACTGGTCTTGAAGCATCTGGTAAGAGCCTTATGGGCGCTCACCTGCTTGCCGAGACCCAGAAGAAGGGTGGACTGGCAGTATTCATCGATACAGAAACTTCCGTATCTACGGATTTTCTAACAGCCATTGGTGTAGACGTTCCAAAGATGCTATACATCAATGTTGATACAGTAGAAGATGTTTTTGATAAGGTTGAAGAAATCATCACTCTTGTTCGCAAGAGCAGCAAGAATCGTCTTGTGACCATTCTGGTTGACTCTGTTGCCGCTGCTTCTACAAAGAAGGAACTGGCAAGCGATCACGGTGCGGATGGTTATGCCACCGGCAAAGCCATTGCCATCAGCAAGGCGATGAGAAAGATCACAGGACTTATTGCTAAACAGCGTGTATGCTTGTGCTTTACCAATCAACTTCGTCAAAAGGTAGGATTTGTTGGACTTGGCGATCCTTGGACAACCAGCGGTGGTAAAGCTATTGCGTTCCACGCTTCGCTTCGCCTACGTCTAAAGCAGTTGAATCAAATCAAGAACGCTGATAAACAGACGGTTGGTATTCGTACCAAGTGCACTGTTGTCAAAAATCGTATGGGACCACCTATGCGCAGTGCTGAATTTGACATCTACTTTGACCGAGGTATCGACAACTTCAGCAATTGGTTGGAACATCTCATTGAATGGGATATTGTAACCAATGCCAAGAAGCCAAAGGTTGCAGGTGAAAAGAAGACAAAGAAGCAGTTGGAAGAAGAAAAGGAAGAAGATAAGAAGGCAAAGAACCTACAATTCATTATGCCTGTTGAAGGTAAAGAACCCGAGACAGTTGTATTTGAAAAGAAGGACTTACCGAAGCTGCTCAAAGACAGACCAGAATGCAGAGATTATCTTTATAACAAGCTCGTTGAGAACTTTGTTATGAAGTATAAGGCTCCTAACTCTGAAATGGCTGATGACGTTGAATACGACGAAGCATCAGAAGGAGCAGACGACTAAAATGATCGTGTGGAGTGAAATACCTCCACACGGTTTTTATTACTACGAAAGGAAATATATGAGCGAAGATGTACACGATATAAACAACCAGATAGAAAAAGCAAAAGTCATTAAAATGACCGAAGAAATAAAAGAAGAAAAGCCGAAGAAGGCAAAAAAGGCCAAAACAGAAAAAAAGCCAAAAGCTAAAAAGACAAAGGTTGCAAAAGCTCCAAAAGTAAAGTTGACTCCTTTGACTGAAATGTCCTACGAAGACTTTGAAAAGCTTCTGGCAGAAAAGGGCGAAGATGGTGTATTTGAAATGTATGCAGACGAAATCCGAGAACACGGCGAATGGATTTGGCGTGAACAAGACCGTGGAGGTCCGACGTATGATCTGCCCAGTTGCATCCGAATGGCCGAACAAGAACTGTTGGATGGGCTCTGGGGTCCAAGAGAAGAAGACATATAAAAATAATCATATGGAGTGAAATACCTCCATATGGTTCAAACAAATGCAAGAAGATACTAAAAAGAAATTTGCTTCTATATTTTCTCAGATAAAGTCTGAGCACGCCAACTTGCCCGTAAATACCAAGAAGGAAAAGAACAGCGACATACTTATTGTGGATGGAACCAATAACTTCATTCGTTGTTGGACTGTTGTTCCTACACTAAGTGATAATGGCGACCACGTTGGCGGAGTAACTGGATTTCTTACCAGTCTTGGATATGCTATAAAACTATTACGTCCTACAAGAGTTATTGTAGTATTTGACGGCAAAGGCGGAAGTCAACGCCGCCGAGACATATATCCAGAATACAAAAATAATCGTAAAGTATCTGTTCGTGTAAATAGAGCATATGAAGAAATGAGTGATCCTAAGACAGAACAGGAAGCGATGATAAATCAAATGGTAAAACTTATTGATTTTCTTCGCAGCCTGCCTGTGAGTGTGATTTCTATTGATTATATAGAAGCAGACGACGCTATTGCTTATATTGCCACACAGATGTATCCAACATCCAAGATTACCATAATGAGTGGTGATAAGGACTTTATTCAACTTATCAACGATAGAGTGTGTATCTGGAGTCCTATCAAAAAGAAGATATACGGCGTGCAGGATGTAATCAATGAATATGGCGTTCATCCTACCAACTTTATTTACTATCGTATATTAGAAGGCGATAGTTCTGATAATATCGATGGCGTCAAGGGAGTTGGACTCAAAACTGCCATCAAATGCTTTCCTATGCTTACAGAAAACAAGGAAACTTCGGTTGAAGAACTGTTGCTTCGTGCCAAGGATTGTATAAACGAAAAGAAGATATATTCAAGCATCGTGGAACATTCCAAGATATTGAATAGAAACTATATGCTTATGCAACTAAAGAACCCGAGTTTTGCAGGTTCGTTGCAAATGAAAATATCTGATGCTGTAGAGAATGTATATGACTACAACAAGTTTCATTTTATACAAAAACTTACAGCACACGGTATGCACTCCACTATACCAAACTATCATGTATGGTTGCAGGAAGTATTCTATCCTTTGCACGTTATGGCAAAAACTGAATAATTTTTCTAAATCAAATTGACGAAACTCCAAATGCGTCGTAATATTCTAAACATCATCATTTATGGCTCCAGTAATCATCGACAATCTACACAAATATGGTCTTGAATTCCAAGTCAAGATCATCGCAAGCATTCTTACCGACAAGACGTTTCTTGAACGTGTTGTTGACATCATAGAGATTGATGCCTTTGAAAACGAGGCACATCGCTGGATTGTAAAGGAAATCATTCAATATCACGCGGAATATAAGGACTTGCCTACTATGCAAGTTTTCAAGGTGCGTGTTGATACTATTGAAAATGCCGACTTCAAGGCAACGGTGACAGATCACCTAAAGAATGTATATCTCAAGATCAGTGAAAAGGATCTACAGTTCGTGCGTGAGCAGTTCTTGGAGTTCTGTAAGAATCAGAAGCTCAAGAATGCTATCATTGAGTCCGTTGACCATCTCAAGACAGGTGAATATGACAAGATCAAGGGTCTTGTTGATAAGGCAATGAAGGCGGGTATGGAACGCAACCTAGGTCATAACTATCACAAGGACGTTGCTACTCGTATGAGTGAAATGTGCCGCAACACGATTCCTACCGGCTGGGATGTCATTGACTCTCTTATGGACGGCGGTCTTGGGCCTGGTGAACTGGGTATTGTCGTTGCCCCTGCTGGCATTGGCAAGAGTTGGCTGCTGTGCAGCCTTGGTGCCAAGGCAATGAAGCGTGGCAAGAACATCGCACACTTTACGCTTGAACTGAATGAAAACTATGTTGGACTGCGATACGACTGCTGCTTTACACATATTGACTTTCAGGAAATCAAGCATCGCCAAGGCGAAGTTGAAGATGTCATCAAGAAGATTGATGGTAAGTTGTTTGTGAAGTATTTTCCGCTAAAGACGGTTAGTGCTCAATCGCTCAAGTTTCATATTGAACGCATTCAGGCACTTGAGAATGTCAAAATCAATGAAATGATTGTTGATTATGCCGACATTCTTCGTCCGCAGGAAAAGGAAAAGAACAGCAACAGTTATAGCGAGGCGGGAAACATCTATGAAGAACTGCGGCAAGTTGCAGGAGAACTACAGATTCCTGTATGGACTGCTTCACAAACAAACCGAAGCGGCGGTCAGGAAGACGTTGTTCAGGCACATAATATTGCTGACTCGTATCGTAAGATCATGACTGCCGATTTTGTGTTCAGCGTAACACGAAACATGCAAGACAAAGCCAACAATACTGCTCGTTGTCACGTAATCAAGAACCGCTTTGGTCCTGATGGCATCACTTTGTATGCCAAAATGAATACCGGCAACGGCGAGATTGAGATCTATGATTCTAAGTCAAAAGAAGCAATGGCTATTCAGTCCGGTATGGAAGATGACGAGTCTTCTATGAAGACGATGTTGAAGAATAAATGGAATAGTTCTCGCCAAAATCAAAATGGCGAAAACGTCAATTTGTGAGAAAATTTTGTAAAATTTTTTTGCATAATTTATTTTTTATAACACGTATTTATCTTCCACACAATAATACCAAGCGGAGGAAATTTTTATGACAATCTTTGACGAACAAATCGCTCGTAAGCCAAATCGCTATCCCTGGGCACAAGAATATATTGATGCCATGTGGGCTGGGCACTGGACTCCAAACGAGTTCACATTCACATCCGACTTACAGCAATACAAAACTGAACTAACTCCGCAAGAGCAGGTCATTATCAAGAATGCTTTGAGTGCAATCGGACAGATAGAAATATCTGTAAAGAAATTTTGGACGAAACTTGGTGATACATTGCCACATCCAGCATTATCTGATCTTGGCATTACTATGGGCAATATTGAAGTTATTCATAACAATGCATATGAAAAACTATTGGATGTGCTACAAATGCAGGATGTGTTTGAAGAAAACCTAAAACTTGACATTATTCAAGGTCGAGTAAAGTATCTTCGTAAATATCTTGATAAGGTATATACAGACAATCGTAAGCAGTATATATACTCGCTGATTCTTTTTACACTTTATGTAGAAAACGTGTCTCTATTTAGCCAGTTTTATATTATCAACTGGTTCAATCGTTATAAAGGATTATTGAAGGATACTGCCCAGCAGGTTGCATATACGGCAAAAGAAGAAACACTACACGGTCTGGCTGGTGGAAAGATTGTAAATACTATTCGCCAAGAACTACCGGAGTTGTTTGATGCTGAACTTGAAGAAAAAATTATCCACGAAGCACAGGAATCATATAATGCTGAATGCAAACTCATTGATTGGATGATCGGTGATTATGCTGATGAAAAGATTAGTGCAGATATTCTAAAGGGATATGTTCAGCGTCGTCTAAATGATTCGCTTGAGATGATTGGCTTCAGAAAAATATTTGATGTGCCGCAAAGCATTATTGAGTTGACTACTTGGATGGATGAGGATGTAATGGGTAATACTATGACTGATTTCTTCCATAAGAGACCGGTCGAATATGCAAAGAAAACACAGTCTATACAAGCAGACGACCTATTTTAATATATATGAGTAAGGACATTTATTGGCTGAACAAGGACAGCATCACATTCCTTGAAAGAGGATATTTGCCAAAAGGGCAGACCGCAGAAGAAAGAATCCACGAGATTTCCAAGGCTGCGGAAAAGATCCTAAAAAAGAAAGGATTCGCTGAAAAGTTCGAGTCCTATATGCACAAAGGATGGTATTCATTGTCATCTCCTGTTTGGGCAAACTTTGGCAATGGACGCGGACTGTCTATTTCTTGCAACGGTTCATATGTGTCTGACACTATGAATGCCATTCTTGAAAAGACTGCTGAAGTTGGTATGCTTACCAAATATGGTGCTGGCACATCTGGTTATTTTGGTGACCTTCGTAGCAGAGGTACGCCTATTAGCGTAGGCGGCACAAGTTCTGGTCCTGTCCATTTTATGGAAATGTTTGATGCGGTTACTCGCGTAGTATCGCAGTCAAATGTACGCCGTGGCAGTTTTGCCGCATATCTTCCAATTGAACATCCAGATATTATGGAGTTCCTTGGCATTCGTGAAGAAGGTCACGCTATTCAAGACTTGAGTATTGGTGTTTGTGTTAGTAACAAGTTCATGAAGAAGATGATTGAGGGTGATAAGGATGCCCGTGCCGTTTGGGCAAAGGTGCTCAAGAAGCGTTTTGAAAGCGGCTATCCTTATATTTTCTTTAGTGATAATGTAAATGATAATGCTCCAGAAGTATATAAGGACAAGAAGATGAAGATTCACGCTTCTAATCTATGTTCTGAAATCTGCCTGAGTTCTTCTGCCGAAGAAACATTCGTGTGCAATCTATCTTCTATGAATCTACTTCATTATGAAGATTGGAAGAGCACGGACGCGGTCGAGACAATGACATACTTCCTTGATGCGGTTATGGAAGATTATATTCAGGCAACTGAAAATATTCCGTTCCTCAAGGCTGCTCATACATTCGCCAAGAATCAGCGAGCACTTGGTATTGGTGTGCTTGGATGGCATTCGTTCCTACAAAGCAAAATGATTCCGTTTGAGAGCTTGGAAGCCAAACTTCTGAATACTCAAATTCATAAGGTCATTCGTGACAAGAGTTATGCTGCCAGTAAGGAAATGGCCAAGGAATATGGTGAGCCACCGCTGCTAAAGGGATATGGTCGTCGTAATGTTACTACAATGGCGATTGCTCCTACTACAAGCAGTTCATTCATCCTTGGTCAAGTTTCGCCAAGTATCGAGCCGCTGAATAGCAATTATTATACAAAGGACTTGGCTAAAGGTAAGTTCACTTATCGCAACCCATATCTTGAAGCAGTACTTGAAAAGCACGGCAAGAATAATGCAGATACTTGGAAGAGCATTCTTCTCAAGGGTGGCAGTGTTCAACACCTTGAGTTCCTGTCAGAACACGAAAAGGATGTATTCAAGACGTTTGGTGAGATTAGTCAGAAGGAAGTCATTATTCAGGCTGCTGCACGCCAAAAGTATATTGATCAAGGTCAATCTCTCAATCTAATGATTCATCCCAAGACTCCAGTCAAAGATGTAAATCAATTGGTTATATTCGCTTGGGAACAGGGTATAAAGTGCCTTTATTACCAACGAGGCACAAATCCTGCCCAAGAACTGGGTAGAAGCATCCTAGAATGCAAGAGTTGCGAAGCATAATATTATAAAAACACACATAACCGCCAATAATACGGCGGTTTTTTGTTATATAATAATATTTATATACTAAACCATATATACATTTATGAATCGTGAACTTCTAAAAAAAGCCATCAAAAAGTTAGTATTGCAAGAAATCACCAATAATCAGTTTGGTACACCTATTCAGTCGGATAAAAAGGATTTGACTGGCGAAGAAGCACTAACCAAGGCAATGGGCAAGGATGCCAACGTAATGAAAATTCGTGGCACAGGAAAAACCGCAGGAATGAAAGGCAATCAAGAAGTTCAACTAAGCAAAAACTGCGATCATTGTTATGACGTTGTGTCCATTACAAATGAATCTGAAAGAAAGATTGCTCGCGGCATTTCTCTTGAAGCAGCAATGGAACTTGTAAAACAACACGCTGAAAGTTCAGATAAGACATATGTCCAAAAAGCATATGACAAGAGCCTAAAAGGATTTGGTAAGAAGCCATCCGAAAAAGAAGAAGCCAATGAAGCCGACAAGATGGATGATGCCGATGAAGAAACTCAAGTTGAAATAGCAGATGATACTACGGTAAAGGCGGAAGAGAAAGTAGATAAAGAAAATGCTCCTATCAACAAAGAAGTTGCTCCTGCACTTGGCGGAAGCATCGTCGATAAGATTGAAAAGATTGTAGATAAGGTACTGAAAGATAAAGCAGACGCCAAGTCTGCATATCTAAAACACGATAAAAGTACAGAAAGCCCAGACAAACTTACTACAAAGTTGAAAGATACACCGGCATTAAAAGGAAAATAATATGCTGAAGTTGTAAGAAACTGGCGGACATAATCAATATGAATTATAAAGACATAAAAAGTCTCATATTGGAAGTGTATGAAGAAGAAAATCTTCATCGCTTACGGTCGAACGAACTTAGATCCAGATATCAATCTGAAGCCAAGTCTTTAAATGAAGGATTGATGGATACCGCTGCACTTAAAGTTTTTTCTTGGCTGGCCGGTATGTTAAAGAAAGTGAGCCCAGAAACTTTTGACAAGATAAATAAAGCTGTAAAAGAAAAAGACAAGGATACACTGAATGCCATTTTCAATGATCCAAAAGTTAAAGATCAAGAAAAAGAAATATCTAACGAGTTGCTGTCCGAAGGTGTGGGGAATGTTATAACTAAAATAGTAAATTGGATAAAAACCCATAAAGTTGTAACGGCTTATACGGCGCTTGGGTTGATGATGACTATCATAGGTCTTATTCGTGCTCACGGAAATCCTGCGGAATTTATGATGCTTTATTGGCCAAAAATACAGATAGGAGGCGTCGGAGGGACTTTGGGAGGAGCGCTCCTTGGAGCCACAGGTTCTATTTACAAGCAATCTTCAAAAGGATCTTTGAAAAATATAGATTGGAAAGATGTTGGAATGGATACGCTCAAAGGAGCGGGACAAGGATTGGCAGCAGGAATAACCACTGCGGGGTTGACTGGTATCGGGTCTTCTATCGCAGGAGCAGCGGGAACCGCTACCGCCGCTATACCATCTTTAATAAAATTTTTAGAAACGCAACCGGATGGAAAAAATACTTTTGACATGATTTATAAACATAGAAAAGATCCAGAGTATCCACATCTAAAAAGCAAGGAAGATAAAATTGAACAGTGGAAAAAGTGGGTAGACGATCCAGACAACGCTTTGGAACCCGAAGATTTAAATCAACATAAAGTTAAACAATATCTTCTAAAACTCCTTCAAGGAAAAATGAAGGATGAGGAATTTTCTAGACTTGACGCATTCATGGAACGACAGGGATCTGTATCTATATAATTTTGTTAAAAAAATCGACGTCAACGACTTACAGACCCCACACAAAAATGTGGGGTTTTTTATTGACTTCATATAAAAAGTGTACCATAGTACATACATATGAATAAGACCAAAAAGAATATGCCCACCGACACCAAGACGTTTATTGAACAGTCTGCCGACATCAAGCCCAGCAAGCTGTATATGAAAGACATCAAGTGGAAGTATCTTGTTCGCAGTGCTCTGCGTGGCAAGAATATTCTTATTGTTGGTCCAACAGGACATGGGAAAACCTTCGCGGTCCAATGCTTGGTTGAAGCCCTTTCTGAAACTATTGAAGAAGAGGTTACGGAAGAACGCCTTAACGAACTCAAGGCTACAGAAAATATCACTATTATAAAAACAGAAGAACTAAAATAATGGCGTGGAATATTCTACTGACTTATATTTATATATGTCATGATAATATACAAAACTACTAATATTCTTAATGGAAACTATTACATCGGAAAAGACAGCAGAAACAACCCACATTATTACGGGTCTGGACTTGCTCTTAAATCCGCGATAAAAAAATACGGCAAAAATAACTTCGTAAAAGAAACTCTGGAAGTTGTGGTGGGTAAAGATTTATCAAACCTATTGGAACGAGAGATATACTGGATTGATAAATACAATGCGATAAATGACCAAAACTCATACAATTTACAAAGAAACAGTGGTTTACGACCAAAGATAGTCACCAAAGAAGAAACACGAAAAAAAATAAGCCGAGCAGTTAAGCGAGCATTTAAAAACGAAGAATATAGAAAAAAAATAACAGAACACAATCAAGGAGAGTCAAATCCAATGTTCGGAAAATCTCAATCCGAATATCAAAAAAAACGAGCAAGTGAAGCAAATAAAGGAAAAGTTTATTCAAAAAAGACAAGACAAAAAATTAGTGATGCAAGAAAAGGAAAATCATTCTTGACAAAAGAAGGTAAAAAAAATATTGCAGAAGCAACAAAAAAAAGATGGGAAATATATCGTCGTGAAAAACAAAACATACAAAGTAACTTATAAGAAACATCGGCCATTTATGGCCATTAACCTTGGGAGTACGCAAGATGCCCGAGCTACGCTAATTGGAAATACTCAATTCTCCAAAGAAACTGGGACATTCTTCCAAGAATCTCCATTTGTGAAGGCCATCTCTACACCGAATTCAATTATTCTACTCGACGAGTTGAGCAGAGCCCATCCCGACGCTATGAATATTTTAATGCCAGTGCTCGACAATCAAAAGTATTTGCGACTGGACGAATCGGGTGGAAAAGTTGTGAGAGTTGCTGATGGGGTATGTTTTATCGCAACCACCAACATTGGCAACGAATATACCGCTACCCGCGTGATGGACAAGGCTTTACTTGATCGTTTCACCGTCAAGATTGAAGTTGATATTCTCTCGCAGAATACAGAGATGGATCTTATCAAGACCCATTGCCCCGATGCCAATATGAACACCATGCTGGCGGTCACGGAGATTGCTGCTGCTACCCGTGAGTTTGCTTCGCAGGGCAAGTTGAGCAAGTTCATTTCTACTCGTAGCGTCAAGGAAATGGCTGAACTTACCGTTGACGGATTCAATCTTACCGAACTTGCTGATATGGTTATTTATCCCGATTATCCAGACGACGGCGGACTTGACTCTGAACGCACTCTGGTAAAGCAGGTTGTGCAGAAGTATATCAGCACCGAGACCAACAACAATCTTTATACCGCCACCGCTAATACTCCTGACGGCAGCACCCCCTTCTAATAATGAAAAAGAAATACGCAGAGTATTCCAAGTTCTGGCTTGGTGAGGACTTTTCCAAAGAAAAGCTGGATGTAGATACTACATACGGACTTATCAAGTTGTCTGAGTACCGCCGTGCGGTCAGTAACTTTGTGTACATTCTTACCGGCAAGAACATTCCTGTTCGTTTTGCCGAAAAGAGTACATCAATGACTGATGGCAAGGTTGTGTATATTGGTGGCGAAATCTCCAAGGGTGAGTTTGACCCTACCGTTGGTATTGCTCTGCACGAAGCCGCACACATCGTAAAGTCTGACTTTTCTCTTATCAAGACGCTGTGGGGAAAAATTCCCAACCATCTTCTCAAAACCGCCAATGGTTTGATGAACCATAATGATATCGGAGAACTTTGTAAGTATATTCTCAACGTCGTTGAAGATAGATACATTGATGCTTGGGCATATCAGATTGCTCCCGGCTATCGTGGTTATTATCACGCTTTGTATGATAGATATTTCAATCTTCCTGAGATTGGTCAGGCCATCCAGTCCGACAACTATCGTACTCCTACTCTTGCCAACTATAAGTTTCATTTTACAAACCTCGTAAATAAGAACTATAACCCAGATGCTTTGCCTGGTCTTCGCAAGATTACGGAGATGCTGGATGTTAAGAATATTCTTAGAAACGAACTTTCTACTGCCGCCAGCAGGCGAGATCTTTCTATGGAGATTGCTGAAGAGATCATCAAGAATGTGATTGATAATCAGAATAACTCCAACTCTTCTCAAAAGAGTGGCACCAAGTCGGAAGATGGTGATGATTCTTCTTCTGATTTTCTTGGCGGAACCGAGGATTCAGTAGATAGTATTCCAGACTCCGACAATTCGGATAACGGCGATGATACTAACAGCGAAGATGTCTCGGATGACGCCGACAACGCGGGTGATGGAGACAAAGAGGGTAGTGATAATGAAAAGGCAGATAAGCCCGCCAAGGCAGAGAAAAATGTTCTGACCGAAAAGAAGTTGGCTGCTATTGAAAAGATCATCAAGAAGCAAGAGGCGTTTATCAACAGAACCGCCGCTGTGTCTCCGTTCAAGAACAAGGTTATCAGTAAGTTGAATACACTCGAAAAGAGTGGCGTCAATATTGAAGTCGTTGGCGGAGAAGATGGTATTCCTCCCGTTGAGTGTATCGTTGTTACTAATCTTACAAAGGAACTTATGAACTCCAACGAGTTTCCGTATACCAACGGCTATACGTCCTTACAAGAAAATATGATGGGGACTCGCGGAGTGCGTAGTGGAATTGCTATTGGTACAATGCTTGGTCGCCGCCTACAAATCCGAAACGAAGTCAAGACTACAAAGTTTACCCGACAGGATAGTGGTAGAATTGACAAGCGACTGATTGCTTCTATTGGCTATCAGAACGAAAACCTGTTCTATCAGACCAGCGTAGATAAGTACAAGAATGTCCATTTACATATTTCCGTTGATGCTTCTAGTTCAATGAGCAGCAAGTGGGAAAACACAATCTCTACGCTCGTTGCTATTGCCAAGGCTGCTAGTATGATCAACAACGTCTCTGTATGTATTTCTTTTAGAAGTGGAGTCAGACTGAGTACTAGGCAGACTGAACTGCCGTATGTTGTAATCGCATATGATTCCAGAAAAGATAAGTTCACCAAGATCACCAGCCTATTTCCACTTCTTTTTCCTTCGGGTTCTACCCCAGAAGGTTTGGCGTTTCAGGCCATTCTGGATCATATTCCGCAATCTACGTATGAATCTGACTCGTACTTTGTGAATATTTCTGACGGCGAGCCTGCGTTCAATGTTGGCAATATTGTTTATGTTGATACGATTGCGTCCAATCATACACGCAAGCAAATCCGTAAGATGATGGAGAAGGGCACAGAAGTAATCAGTTATTATGTCGAAGCGGATAGATATGCTATGGACAATAATGTAAAGAATTTCAAGAGCATGTATGGTAAAGATTCGCATTTCATTGATGTAAAGAATGTTGTACAGATTGCTCATACGCTCAACAAGAAGTTTTTGTCTAAGGCAACTGCCTAATGTTATAATAAAAAGTATTTGACTTTATATATTATGTCTCCATAATAGGTACATAATTAAGCAATACCTATGATTATCAACGAAGCCGTATCTTCTCCTGTTCTTAGCAATGTTCTTGCTGCGCCCAGCCGCTTCAAGATCAAGGCTAGTGCCAAGGCGTTCAAGATCCTCTCTGGATTCTATAGCGAGCCTATTCTTGCTATTCCGCGTGAACTTGGTGCTAATGCTTGGGATAGCCACGTAAAGGCTAGTAATACAAACAAGATGTTTGAGGTTCATGCTCCTAACACGCTGGAGCCTTGGTTTGCTATTCGTGATTATGGCACGGGGCTTAGTGCGGATGATATTGACTCTATCTATACTACCTACTTTGAGTCCACCAAGACTGGTGATAATGACAGCGATGGTTGCATGGGACTGGGCAGCAAGACTCCCTTCAACTATACCGACAACTTCAATGTTGTTTCTTGGCATAAGGGCAAGAAGCATGTATATAACTGCTTTATTGATGAAACTGGCTCGCCCAACATCATGCACATTTCTACTCAAGACAGCAATGAGCATAGCGGTCTTGAAGTCAAGTTCTCTGTAAAGATTGCCGACATCAATATGTGGCACACCAATATTCAGCGTGCATATAGCGTCTTTCGCTATCGCCCTGTTATTGTTGGTGCTAATATCCAGTATACTGAGCACCAGTATATTATTCGCAATAACTATTGGGCACTTAGAAAGGTTGATCGTGGCTATAGTTACGGAAATCCGTGTAATGCTTATATGGGTAACTATTCTTATCCCATCAGTGCAGATGTTATCACCCGAGCCGCGTCTAATAGTAATCTGATTTCGTCTGCTGTTGCAAGGCGTATGCTCGACACTGGTGCCATTGATTTGTATTTTGATATTGGTGAACTGGAGGTTGCTCCCAACAAGGAACAACTTCAGTATGATGACACTAATAGCAAGACCGCTAATGCTATTCTGCACGCACTTCGTCGTATGTTTGTCGAAATGTCGGAGTATGTAAAAAAGAATATGGAAGTCCCCGTTTCTTTTTGGGATGCTATGTGTACTTATAACAAGTACAATTCGCACACCAGCGAGCATAAAGTTTTGACCAATATTCTTGGCGACATTGAAGTTTCTTATAACGGAAATTCTGTAAATTCTAGCAACGATAACGCTCGTAGAATTATCAATAATGCTTTCAAGAACGACGATGCATCTAAAAATTTCAAGATGTATAGTGTAAATTATACAAAGTCGGCTATTTGGAAGGTTGTTAGCGATGCGAATACAATCGCATTGTCTGGTAGGAAGTTGTATGTATTTCATACCACAAAGAATATATTCAACAAGTCCAAGGTCTTGGATTATCTCAACAAACTTGACGATGATACCAAGAAGAACTGCACGGTGTTTGCTATTGTTGATAATACTGCTGGCAAGAAGGTATATTCTACTTTGGTCAATTATTTTGGCTGGGACAACACGCCATATGCAACGTTGGTCGATATTGATGCTATGCCGCGTGTTGTTGCTGCTCGCAAGGCCATTACAACTGCCCGCACCGATGAAGTTCATATTGCCAACATTTCTCGCGCCTCTAAGACAAACAGAGTGAATGTTTCTTGGAGCCGCACCGCACATGATTTTGATCCCAACAATATTTACTATTATTTCAATTTTCATTACAACAATCCCAGCATTGTAAATAATGGTGGTGAGCCGCAGGATATTTCCATGCACGTCGATGAATTTGTAGATATTCTAATCCAGAACAATGTGAATCTGGGAACCCATATCTATGGCATCAATGTCAAGAACAAGCATATGCTTTCTGTTGGCAAGTGGATCAATATCGTTGATGCCGCCAAGAGTGTTGTGACCAAGGATATTGCTACATACGAGCATAAGCGTTATTTGAACGGAGAGATGGAAAGTTACCAAGTACTTCAGAATCTACACGCAAAGCTGTCCTCACATCCGTCAATCATTCAAAATATCAAGAATGAAAAAACTCGTGATATGCTTATGACGTTTGTTCGTACATATACCAATCTTCATAAGATGTATAATACCTCGCCTTCCCCATCATTTCTTCATTTCCTTGGAGTCAAGAAAAAGCAGCACGCTGCTATGCCAATGAATCTTGAAGAGTTCAAGACTGTCATCAATGACAAGTATTTCAATATCCTTGATGCTATTCCGGCTTATTCTAACCAAATCGCGACTTTATATAACATCATCAACTTTATTGATGAGAAGTCATAATATCTATTGACAAAATAATAAAATCCACATAATATAATATCCGTTAAATAAAAACTATCATGAGTACTACTACCAACACTACTATTCCATATGTCATCAAGACAAATGGCTCCGTGACACTTTATCTAAACAACGAGTGTCTGACCGTTGCTACTGACCATCCCAACTATAATAAGATTATTGAGAGCATCAAGGCTGGCGATTTCTCTAATATTGATAATCTTGTCAATGTTGCCAAGGCTGTAGTTTCTTATACTTCTGGCCAAATCTCGGTTGTCAGCGGCGAGGTTTTCTATAATGGCTTTGCTATTCATAATACGCTTACCACTCGTATTCTCAAGATGATGGCTGATGGTTTCAAGTTTGACCATATGGTCAAGTTCCTTGAGAACCTGATGCAGAATCCCAGCAAGCGTGCCGTGGATGAGACCTACTGGTTCCTCGAGAATTATGGTCTGCCTATTACCGACGATGGTTGCTTCCTTGCCTATAAGGCGGTTCGTAATGACTATACAGACATTTATAGTGGTAAGTTTTTCAATGGCATTGGTGGTGTCGTTTCTATGCCTCGCAATATGGTGGACGACAACTATGGTATTGATTGTAGCAATGGTCTGCACGTTGGTGCTCTTGACTATGTTGTTCAGTATGGACACTTCAAGAAGGGCGAGGCTCCTGTTGCTGGTGGTAATCGCCTGCTTATCGTCAAGGTTAATCCCAAGGACGTAGTCAGCGTTCCTAAGTACGAGGGCCATACCAAGATGCGTGTGTGTGAATACACTGTCGTGTCGGAAATCAACGACGTAATCAAAGAACTGGACAAGGTTGTGTATACCAGTAAGGCTGAAGAAATCCAGCCCGACAATAATGATTATGACTATGATGAAGATTACAGCGATTCCAACGACGACTTGTGCGACAATAGTGCGTGCAGTTGCTCTTCTGAGCAGAATGATTGCGACGTTGTTGAACAAGAGTATATTGCTGGAACCAAGGACGGAAAGAATGATCGTTCTTCTGGTCTTGACTATGGCACAAATATGCGTTCTGAATCCAGTATGGATTATCACAACGGATATTTTGACGGCTATTATATGAGCTAAAATTTGGTAAGGTAAACTAACTAAAAAACAAATAACATAATTAACAATTAACATATTAAACTTATGTCTAATAAAAAGAAGAATACAATAAACATCGAGTGGCCCACAAACCGCCACTTTACTATCGACGACATCCAGAACTTGTATCCGGATGCTGTGAACATCACTCTTCGTTTCAGAGTGAATAAGGCAGTTGAAAGCAAGCAGATCGTTGCTATCGGCAAGATCAAGCCCGCTATTGGTCGTCCTAAGATGGTGTTTGCTTCGGCAAATCCTTCTAAGGAAGTCCTTGATGCTGCCAAGGCTGCTGGTGTTATCTTCAACGACGAGCCCAAGGCTGCTATTACTGTTGCCGAGGTCAAGTCTGAAAAGAAGACCAAGGCTACACCGGCCTCTGTTCCTGCGGTCAATGTTGCCGCTAGTTAATAAATAACAAAGGTTATATGCGAGAACCGTTGAGGCAAAAAACCTCAACGGTTTTCTATTTATATGCATAAAAGACTGGTCAAAAGTAATTTTTGTATCTAATATAGGTTGTATATGATAGACGCAATAACAGAAATAATTAAATCTTGGCACGGTGCTTGGCAGTTTGTGTTCCTATTCGGCACAGCATTCTTGTTTATGGTAGTAAATGTATCATTGATAGATTTAGTATCATCCTTTTTCAATAATACATTGCCGATACTATTAAGAGGATATCCGCCGCAACATTTGTCTGAAGAGAAAGAATCAGAGAAAGACGATGATTAAAATCATCATCAATTCCGACGATACCTGTTTGGCAAAGTATATAGATAAGCCAATAGTATCATTATATCCACGCACAAAAATAAATGTGGTATGTGGAAGCTGTAATTTAACATTTGCAACAAACAACTATATGCCAGATAAAAATAGGTATATATCAAATTGTCCTCACTGCGGCAAATGGAATAGACTAAATTTATATACTATGGGGGTAAAAGAACGGCGTTTTTTGACCATCTCCTGATAGTTATAATAATACAAGAATGAGTCTATTTATAAAAAGAAACCCGCCACCAGACGGTAATCCGAATGGCATTATATATGCTCCACAGGGTGCATTATTCTTTAAAAGTGGCTCATTTTATAAAATTAACTACTCTGGATCAAAACCTAATGGTGTTTGGGAAAACGTATTTTTTCAAAGAACCACAACAAATTTTATATACAAGACATTACAGGATATTGGTTTGCTGAGAAATATAGAAACTGGTTCATTTTTTTATGTAAAAAATACATCGGAAGTTTCAAATACTGGGTGGAAGTTTGTTAGTAATAAACGCCCGTTGATGCTTCTTCCTCCTACCGCAACTCCAACCCCCAGTCCGACTCCTACTCCATCCCCGAGCCCAACAACCAGCCCGACCCCGACAACCAGTCCTACTCCAACGCCGACTCCTACTAATACGCCGACCCCGACAACCAGTCCTACTCCAACGCCGACTCCTACTAATACGCCGACCCCGACTATATCTCCAAGTCCGACGATTTCTCCAACTCTTACGTCAACTCCAGTACCTGCCACACCTACACCAGTACCTACCTCAACGCCGGTATCTCCAACGTCTACACCAGTACCTGCTACACCTACGCCAACAAATACTCCTACAACGACACCTACACCAGTACCTGCTACACCTACGCCAACAAATACTCCTACAACGACACCTACACCAGTACCTGCTACACCTACGCCAACAAATACTCCTACATCGACACCTACACCAGTACCTGCTACAGCTACGCCAACAAATACTCCTACATCGACACCTACTTCGACGCCGGAATTTTCAATATAAAATATGTTTAAACGGTTATATGCTTTTGTGAAAAAAAGATACGATATATCTATCGTAATTCCCACTTATAAAAATACAAAATTTTTGGAGGAATGCATCAAATCGGCAATACACTCCGCAAAAAAATGTAGCAATTTTGAGATATTATTGGGAATAGACAACTGCTATGACACGCTGAAATTCATCTCTAGTAATTCGTGGTTATTGGATAAAAATATAAAAGTTTTCTTTTTTTCAAAAAATGTGGGGCCATATGTAATAAGAAACACACTGACCCGGTACGCAAAATACGATAATATATTATTTTTTGACTCCGACGATATAATGATGGAAGATATGATTGAAACATTATTGAGTAAATTTAATGATAAAAAAATTTTAAAATTTAAATTTTACAACTTTGAAAATATAAGAGGATACCACGATATAGAAAATTTAATGCTATCTCCGATATTTGCGCACGGAGTTTTTTTAATAAAAAAGTATAGCTTTTTTGATATGCGTGGATTTTTTCCTTGGCGGTGCGGGGCAGATACGGAATTTTCAGAACGGTTTGAAGCGGTGGGAAATTTTACGTCCAAGATAGATGTGCCATTTTTTTACAGGAGATATCACGATAGTAATATAACAAAGTCTCCAGAAACTTCATTGGAATCTGATGAAAGAAAAAAAATAAAAGAAATAATTTTGGAAAAAAGAAAAAATAAATCTTGGAATTCTCCATTGCATATGTCAATATCTAATTGTTCCCGAATAATATGAAAAATAAAGTAGACCTAATAATAGGATTTGGCGAGATTGGAAAATCTTTATATAATGTACTAAAGGAAAAATATACCGTAGAAGCGGTTGATATTAACACCAGCAGCACTGTCAATAAATGCGAAGTAATGCATATCTGCTTCCCGTACAGCAAGGAGTTTGTGCGTGAAGTTAAAAGATACAAGAAGTTGTATAAGCCAAAGTATATTGTTATTCATAGTACGGTTCCGATGAAAACCGCCAAGAAATGCAAATCATATTACTCTCCGGTGCGAGGAATACATCCGCATTTAGAACAGAGCTTAAAGACATTTGTCAAATATTTAGCCCCAAGATGTGAATACTTGGTAAAATACTTCAACGAAGTTGGTATATCCGTCGAAGAACACGATAGCCAAGAATCGCTTGAAGTTATGAAGTTGTATTGCACAACTTTATATGGATTGAATATAATCGCAGAAAAGGAAATATACAACTTCTGTAAGAAGCATGATCTTGATTTTGATATGGTATACTCAAAATCAAATCAAACATACAACGAGGGATATGAAAAGATAGGATTTCCGCAATATGCGAGATATAATTTAAAACACGTAGATGGAAAGATTGGCGGGCATTGTGTTATACCAAACTGCGATTTGCTTAAAACTGATATTGCCAAATTTATAATCAAGCAAAACAGCAAAACATGACCGGTAAATCAAAAGTATACATTACTGGAAGAATGAACTTGGACATTTCCATGTTTAACGCTCGAAATGGAATTGATATTGTGTCAGATAAAAATGATGCTGATATCATAATTTCGCAATCGTCAATCAAATATCCAGAACTTTTACATAAAACGATATATATCGCGTATGAACCTCCCATATCAAACCACCGTCAATGGTGCTACAATAATTTTGATAAAATGCTTTTAGTTGTAGCATACGATCCAGATATTTCAAAAGAAAATCAAATCTCGTTTTGTACAGATGATGCTTTTCAGTGGTACCCAACTTACGCGGACCCATACGAGTATATTACCAGAGAAATAACAACGATAAATAAACGTGGGGTATTTTTTGCTGGAAATATATTACGACCAGAAAATTCATTTTCGGAATCGCTGCCGTCTGGATACAAAAATATTTGCCATCTAAGAAAAATTATGGGAACATATTTTTTACAACATCACGAAGGTAGCCAAATTATTGGCTTGGGTTGGAACAACCAACAATCTAAAAGTGATTATTGGAGAAAAGAAAAAACAGAGTTATTAAAAAATCCCAATATAGATTTTATTTTGGCGCTAGAAAATACAATACAGCCAAATTATATAACAGAAAAAATATGGGACGGTATCGCATCTGATAAAGTTACTTTATATCTGGGAGATCCTAGAATAGAAAATCATATCCCTACAAATTGTTTTGTCGATTTAAGACCGTATTATGATAATAGTACGGGAAATATTAATATGGATGCACTAAGTAACAGATTAAAAACAATGACTCAAGATGAATATGATTCTATACTAATAAACGCAAGACAGTTCAGGAAACTGGCACATGGTAATTATAGAAAATATTGTAAAGATTTGACCTCGCGATTGATTAAATTTATAAAATTTTATAAAAGCAACAAAGCATGAAAACTACAAACTATTTAGCAAACTTTAAAAAAAACAACACTTCTCAGTGCGGAGAAGACGGTGTTGTCGAAGAATTATTAAGAAGATTGAATATAACTACTGGGAACGTATTAGATATCGGAGCCGCCGATGGGGAATGGCACAGCAACACTTACACGTTATTGACACTTGGGTTTGATGTATATGCAATAGAAGCGAGCGATAATGCCAAAAAAATGTTAGAATTAAAGAAAAGTTTTCCAAACCTACATCCCTATCAGGTCAGGGTTGATGCAGACAAAAGTTCGCCCAATCACATTAATTCTATTTTAGAAAAAATGAATGTTCCTAAAGATATAGAATTTATGAGTTTAGATATAGATTCCATCGATCCGTGGGTATTGATGGATATTGATCGGTTGCCTAAGTTTTTTGTGGCCGAGATAGAACCGAGGTATTATCCACTCGATGACATTTGGCATAACCCAAATGGCAATCGTTCGACAAATCCTCCTCAAAATTTGACGGGATTTGGTCCTATGTATAAAACTGCAAAAGCAAAAGGATATCGATTCATCGGACAAACGTCACAAAACATATGGTTTCTAAGAAATGATTTAATAAAAAAAATAAACTTTCCCGAAATATTGGACGTAGAAGAATTAACAAATTTTAATCCATCTTATTTAAATGCCGAAGATAAGACACGTTGGAAAAATTATTATAATTAATATGAATTGGAGACAAGAAGAAAATAAAATAATAGTTGAATACAATCAAAGAGAATTTTTCTTTTTGATGCCAGACTATTTTAAACTCCAAGAGGTACATCCAGACTTAATAAGATTGGCCGAATTGGTATTATTTTATCCATGGGAAAAAAATTTAAAAAATTATAAATTTTCAAGAAAAAAACGAGATCGAGCCGCGCTATGTTTTAGTGGAGGGGTAGATTCTATGGCGGCATATTGTTTGTTGCCAAAAGATACAATTTTATTTTTTCATAAAAGAAATGTAACATTGCCAACAGCTATGCGAGCAGATAATCCGCTACAAGTTTTTAAGGAAAATGGGCTGGATGTCAGGATTATAGAGTCAAGTCACGAGGAAATTCGTACCGGATATGGAGAAATTTTGGGATTTAGTACGGACATGGCCCCATCCGCAGCACTGATTCTACTCGCCGACTATTGGGATATTGGATATATAGCAACGGGTACGATGTTGGAATCAACATATCTCCATAAAGGAAATAAATATAGAAATTTTTCAGAAGATCGTCATTGGAATTTTTGGTTTAATCTGTTTGAAAACGCTGGGTTGAGTTTAGTGTTTGCAACAGCACCCTGCTCAGAATACCTAAATTCAAAGATAGTTACTGATAACAAAAAACTAGCTATATCTTGTGTTAGAGGGAAAGGGTCTCCGTGCGGAAAATGTTACAAATGCTTTAGAAAATTATGCATATCAAATATAAAAGACGGCATTAATTATAGAAACAATGAAATATCACATTATCTGACGGCTAGACCTTTGAAACAAGGTGCCAGTTTAATACACGCTATGAACAAATACGGACTGGACATTCCGGAATTATTAGAATATAAAAATATAAGTTTTCCATGGCTAGAGAACTATTACTACCCCGCTCTCGAAAGTGTTCATATAAAATATAGAAATTATATAAAAAATGAATTGGATAAATATTCTGCTGCTTATGATGGAGAAGAAATAAAAAACTTTGACTTGGCGTCTATGTATGAAAATAAAACTATTGATATATGAGTAAATTTGATATTAAATGGATATCTGAATATTTTGGTGACAACAAAATTGGCACCGTTTTTGACATAGGAAGTCATAACGGACGAGATGGGTTGAAAATTAAACGTGCACAAAGCAATGCCAGAGTAGTATCAATAGAAGCCGATGTAAAATTATATAACAAGATGCTTCAAAAAAAAGAACTTAGAGACAACTTAGAAATTTATAATTTTGCAATATGTGATGAAGATGGTTATATTGATTTTTATGCAAACTCGATTGATTCTAAATTCCTAGGTTCCGGATCTATACACAAGCCGTGTGAAAAAATATATAAAAGTTGGGCGGGGATGAAATTCGATGCACCGGTAAAAGTAAAATCTATTAGAATAGATACTTTATGTAAAATTTTGAATATATCTAACATAGACATAATTCATATGGATATTCAATCGGCAGAATATAAAGCGTTGATTGGTCTTGGCGAACTTAGACCAAAAATGATATTTTTAGAAATTTCTTTAGAAAATGAAAAATGTTATGAAAACTCAGACGTGTCCACTTCTGAAAAATTGACCGATATGGGATATGAATTAAAAGAAAAAATTGCAGGAGATGCATTATGGATACACAAAATACAATGAAATCAAATACTGATATGAAGCGTTTACATCTTGGATGTGGAACAAAACACCTCGACGGATACATCAATATAGACATCAGATATTTGCCTGGCGTAGATGAGATAAATAATGTAAAATTTTTAAGAAATTACGAAAATGAAAGTATAAACGAGATATATGCGTGTCACGTTTTAGAACACTTCAGTAGATGGGATTATAATAATGTTTTACGCAGATGGTATGAGCTTCTTATACCTAATGGAATATTAAGACTATCTGTTCCAAATTTTGAAGCTATTTGTGAGCACTATACTAAGTATAAGAACATTAATGCATTAATGGGACTTTTGTATGGTGGGCAAGATTATGACCAAAACTTTCACTATGTTGGTTTTGATTATATATCTTTAGAGAAAGATTTAAAATCGCTTGGATTTTCGCACGTAGGAACGTGGGATAATTCTATCTACGCAATAGACGATTATAGTAAAGCTTATATTCCGCATAAAGATAAAAATGGTATGTTGATGAGCTTAAACATTGAAGCAATAAAATAAGATTACTGTTCTTGACATACGCACATCGTATGTTAGATTAGTATTATGTATCAAGCCATATTCTATGATCGCAAGGCCAACTTTGTGCACGTTTGGGATGACCAAAATGGTTATGCCAGAGTGAAGTATGTGCCATATGCGTATAAAAAGAAGAAGGGCGGAAAATATAAGTCTATTTATGGTCAAGAACTTGAGCGTGTTGAGAAGTTCAATCCGCGAGATTCTTCACTGCTTGAGTCGGATGTTCCTGTTGAAACTCGTTTTCTGATAGATGTTTATGGAAGCAGCGACGACGCATCTACCAATCATCGTCTTGCGGTGCTTGACATTGAAGTGGATTCTACTGGTGGATATCCTAATGTAGAGAATCCTGTGCAGAAGATTACTGCTATTGCGTTGTGCGATGTGGCAAATAACAAATACTATTGCTTTGTTCTTGATGAAGATGGTGTTGTAAAAGATGGCGTAATGCACGGTGCAGAAGTAACTGCGTATCTGCACGAACAAGATTTGCTAAAGGCATTCTTGACCAAGTGGAGAGAAGTCAATCCTACTATTGCTACCGGATGGAACATTGACGGCTTTGACTTTCCATATCTTCACGCTCGACTGCTCAAGGTGTTTGATGAAGAAACTGCTGGGCAGTTGTCTCCTATTGGAGTTTGCTATTTCAACAAGTTCAAGAACAAGATGACCATCGCTGGCGTGAATACGCTGGACTATATCTTGCTGTATAAGAAATACAGTCAGAAGAACTTGCCCAACTATCGACTGGATACGGTTGCCAAGGAAGAACTTGGTGTTGGTAAGGTTGATTATGATGGTTCTCTTGACAACTTGAAGAAGACCGACATCAACAAGTTCATTGAGTATAACTTGCACGACATTGTGCTTGTTCGCAAGATGAATGACAAGTTGCAGTTTATCGACCTTGCACAGAGCATCTGCCACGTTTGTCACACGGGTTATGAAGAATTCAGCATTTCCAGCAAGATTCTTGAAGGTGCGTTGCTTACATATCTTCGCCGCAAGAAACTTGTTGCTCCAAACAAGCCACAACAGAAAGATGACGAAGACTCTGCTGGAGATGACGACGATGATAGTGAAGAAGGATTTGTCGGTGCGTATGTAAAAGATCCTGTGCCTGGTCGATATGATTGGGTATGTTCTGCCGACATCAACTCGCTGTATCCCAGCGTGATTATGAGCATCAACATCTCTCCAGAGACCAAGATGGCAGTAATCAATAACTGGAGTGCAGAGAAGTTTGCCAAGCAGACAGAAGATGTTGTTGATTTTGCCGACGACAAATATACATACAAGCAACTCAATACGTTCTTTGCGGAAAACAATCTGTCTGTAAGTGCCAACGGAGTGGTGTATGATCAGAAAAAGATTGGTTGTATTCCAGATATTCTAAAGAAGTGGTTTGCTGAACGTGTGGAATACAAGAACAAGATGAAAGAAGCGTCTGATAGTGGCGACAAGGCTGCTACTGCATTTTGGAAGCGTCGTCAGCAAGTGCAGAAGATTCTGCTCAACTCACTGTATGGTGTTCTTGGTCTGCCGATTTTCAGATTCTATGATCTTGATAATGCATCCGCTGTTACACTTACTGGTCAGGAAATCATCAAGACCAGTGCCAAGTTTGTAAATGCCCGCTTCAACAAACGCTGCGATACAAAAGACAAGGACTATGTAATCTATATTGATACTGACTCGCTGTATCTTGACATCAACTCTCTTGCCAAGCACGAGAAGATAACAGATATCAAGCCATATGCTATCAATACCATCAATGAAGTTGCTGACGGCTTGAATGACTTTTACAAGGTGATGATGGTAAAGATGTTCAACAGTACAGACAATCGCATCAAGATTGCTCCCGACGTTGTTGCTCAAGCCGCATTTTGGATCGTCAAGAAGCGTTATGCCATGCTCAAGGTGTATAATATGGAACTGGGTAAGGACACCAACGACATTGAAATCAAGGGTCTGGACGTTGTGCGTTCAAGTTACCCCAAGAAGTTCAGAGATTTTATGAGTTCGGTGCTGGAAGACATACTGCGTGGCACAGACAAGAAGCAACTGGACAAGAAGATTCTGGACTTCAAGTCGTCTATGAAGTCGTTCAACCTTGAAGACATTGCCAAGAATACTTCTGTTCGTTTCATCGCCAATACCGACGCCAAGACAGATTTCAACCCCAAGGACAGAGAACTGTTTCACTTCGTTGGTGGTTCTACTGCTCAGTGCAAGGCTGCTCTCGCATATAACGATATGCTAAAGAGATATAATCTTACAGAAACAGAGCCCATTATGAGTGGCGGAAAAATCAAATGGGCATATGTAAAAAGCAATCCA